AAGAACCCGAGTTTGATCCAATCATCAGCTGCTTCATCCAGCACGCCTCATTGCGACACATTTTGCCAAACCGCTGCTTCATCGCGGTCCAAATCTCTTTCGGATCGTTCGTTTCAATGCGGGCGTCCGGATGGCGGGCATTCCAGCCGTCTCTTAATTTGTGGAGCGTGTCATTGTCGTAGCACGTGAAATAATTCTCTTGAACGGGGCCGCACTTCAACCGTTCAAAGTCTTTGTGAATTTTAGCTTTGCGACTTTTGGGTTTGCCGCCCTTGAATTTTCGGCGGCTATTGCGTCGTAGGCCATTGCATTTTATGCTTTTGAATCTGTTTGATTTGAGTGTCATTTTTTTACAAATTGATTACAAATTACAATATGTAAATAATTTATTTATTTCATTTATTTAATCCAACTACTGGGGGTTTGGATGGATTCGGATTAGGCTTGGGTTTGGGCTTAATATCCTTGGTTTTAAATTTGGGATCATCCAGGTTGATTTCCTTCAGCTGAGGAGGAGGAATGGACCCCGCCCCATGATTGTTTGAAGCGGGCGTGGTCTTTATTACAAACGTGTCCAGGGTGGGCACGCCAACCTTGTGCTTGTCAAATGACATCAGAATCTCCAGCTTTCGTTTTGATGAATCCGGTAGGTTGGGATTGTTGGGATTGTCGTCGTCGTCATCATCATCATCATTGTCCAAATCAACTGATCCGGATTCCGTTTCCATGATGGGCGGCAGATACCCCACGGCAACGCACTCGGCCATGTGCTCCTCCTGCAGCGTATCATTTTTATCCTTGTTCCTAAAATACGTGATGCACGATTTGGCAAACGCTTCAAACGCCTGAAGCACGAAAATGTCATTCACCGTTTCGCCCTTCAGCAGTTCGCGCGTCATTTCCACAATCCGTTTCTTGTAAAAGCGCTTGGCTTTTTCGTATTTCCCGCTCAGGTCGGCCTCTTTTATTCGCAAATACCTCTCGTACTGCGGCTGGTTCACCATCAGGTCCAGTGTGACGTGGTCAACCGGGTCTAAATTCAGGTTCATTTTACAAAAACTATTTGCATATTGTGTGCAAATATGCAAAGTTGATGATTTTAGCGCATCACTGCGTTTAACATTGGTTCTCTGCCGCGTACACATCCTTCAGCAGGCGTGCGGACGGATCAAGCACGCCCTCGCAAAACGGGTGCCTCCAAAAATACGGAATGGTTTCTGCGCGCCCTTTTCCAGGAAAATGACGATCAAATACGGTCCTGTAATAGTAGCTCTCCTTGTCATACGGCGCATTGTGCCTAAATTTGTTCAAGTCATTCGCGATGCTGACCTCCACATCGCTCACGCGCTTGTCCACGTATTCCTTGATGATCTGCACCCAGGTGCGCTCGTGCCCGCTCACGCCGTCGCTGAACGCCTCCTTGCGCCGCCACAGCACGTCGTCCGGCAGCAGCCCGTCAAACGCCCGGCGCAGCAGGTGCTTTTCCACGGCATAGTCGGCCCCGTCGCCGAACCGCTTCATCCACGGCGGCAGGCTCATGACAAACTCCAAAAACGTCTTGTCCGCAAAGGGGACGCGCGCCTCCAATCCCGCACCGCTGATGCTCTTGTCCGACCGCAGCAGGTCAAAGAAGCGCACGTCGCGCACCATGCGCACATTCTCGCCGCCGAATGCGTGGTCGCTGGGCGCCTTCGTGAAACCGCGGTACGACCCGAAAATCTCGTCGCTCATGTCGCCGCAGAATATGACCACGTTGTCCGTGTTGTTGTAAATGTGTTTGCTGACCAGGTAGTTGCCCACCGACGCGCGCACGGTGGTGGTGTCGTAGCTCTCTATCTGATAAATGGTGGAGTCAATGGCCTCCAAAAACTGCTGCTCCGTCAGGCACACCTCGTGGTGCCGCGTGCCCAGATGCTCCGCCACCCGGCGCGCCCACTTCAGATCCACCGACCCTTCCAGGCCGATGCCATACGTGTCCACCACGGTGCCCGGCGCTTGCGCTTTTGCCATGTGCTTGACCACCAGTGCGGTGGTAATGGAGCTGTCCAGGCCGCCGGACAGGAGGCAGCCCACCGGCCGCTCGCTCATCAGCCGCTTGCACACCGCCGATTCAAACAGGTTGCGCATCCGCGTGCACGCGCTGAATTCCAGATCCGCATCGTGCACCACCGCATCGTCCGTGCCGAAGTTGTACACGTACGGCACGTCCAGCGTCTCATCCAAGCGAAGGGCCGGGTAGTAGGGTGCCAGTTTGGTCTCAAACTTTGCATCAGCGGTGTCAGCCGCATCCTTTGTCACCGTCATGTAGCACCCCCCCGGAAACTGTTCCACGTGGGAGCAGTGATGCAGAGCCTTCATTTCGCTCGCAACCGAGATGTCGCGCTCGTACTCGCTGGAAGTGCCAATGTAGAGCGACCGCACGCCAAACGGGTCGCGCGCAATGTGCACCAAGTTGCGCTCTCTGTCAATGAGCACCAGCGAAAACACGCCGTCCAACTCCCGCAGCGTGGCCTGCATGTCGCCGTTGAACAGGCGGTACAGGTGGATGATCACTTCGCAATCCGACCCGCTCACGTAAGCGTCCGACAATCCGTGCCTTTGAATGAGTTGCCGGTGGTTGTAAATCTCGCCGTTGCAAATCAGCTCGCATCCCAACAAAAAAAAGGGCTGGTCTCCGGTGGAGGTGAGTCCGTTGATGGCAAGCCGGTGGAACCCGATGCAACTTTGATCCTTCACAATGAACCGGCTGTTATCCGGACCCCGGTGAGAGATTTTAGCAAAACTGTTTTGCAACAAATTCAGCTTGTGCATGGGAATGCGCTTGGAGCCAATCGTCTCATAATAAAAAATGCCGCACATGTCAAAACACAACAACGGGATGGAACAATATGATAATCAATGTGTTAAACTCTTTAAATGATGTTTCAAAATATAAACATAAATATTATATTTGCACAATACAATACAATACAACACAATATCAAACATCGGAGGATCACAACAATACAATGCAGCCTTGGCATCAAACTCAAATCCACATGCCAGTTCAGGCCCCGTTTTACGGTGTGCCCAACGGGGTGGCGTATTGCCAGCAGGAGCGTACCGAAGAGTTGAGCCAGCGCATGCGTGATCGCAACATTCCGTCTGCGCCGCTGCAACCGCAGCTGGGTGCGCGCCCGGTGCTGTCCAAATACACAATAATGCCCATTCTGGACCAGCGCAAACCCGCGACCGTGCCGATCGCGAACTACCCCATTTACAACCCGGCGCAGGTGTTCAACCCCGGCAACGCGGTTGCCCCGTGGTCGGGCTACGCCACGGCGGTCAACGTGGAATCCACGCTGCGCAACCAGTTTTTCGCGCTGCAAAAGTGCGAGCAGTCAGAATACGTGCCGTCGTCCAAGAGCGACCTGTACAACGTGCGCATTGACTCGCGCCAGATTCAGCAAACGCATCCGCTGCTGTTCAAGTCCGAGAAGTTTGCGCCCGTGAACCCGGACTGCTTTCATTTAGCAAACCGCGTGTTCAACAATTCCACGCGCACGGAAATTAAGAATGTGGAATGAATTTGAATGGTGGATCAGTGCTGAATAAAATAAATTTAATATTTGATTAGAATATATATATATATACACGCATCCAGTCACATTCATTCATGGCGTATGTGCCGGATGAGGAATCGCCGCCGAGAGGCATGCCGGCAGTAGATGCTGATCCATTCAAACGTGTTATGGAAACAACAATATATGCAAATATGAATGACACTTTGATGAAACACTACACCAAACAACCAAATGATTTGCAGACAGTGGCCGAAATTATGGAACGCATTCGTCCATTACTGGAGATAATCAAACCAATTTTAGTGGCGAATAAGTCGCCCCTGCTGCAGCAGCGCATTGCACAAGGATCCAATGTCAATGATTATTCTCCAGAGTGGTTCGCCAATGCAATTTCGAACGTTTTTCCCGACAATTCGGAAATGTTTTCCAAAATGTTGATGGTTTTGCAACCATTGGAATTTGATTACACCACTGGTACAATAAAAATAAATGATTTGTTTTCGCAAACATGGAATGAAGTTGTGCCTTTATTACAAGAAAAGTTGACTGAAATTTTGTCACGGGATCGCACGATGAGTGAACCCAGGCAAGTGGACATCATGGTTCAAATGGATGAACCGTCTTCATTGTGTTTGTACTTTCGTGACCCAACGATCAGTGGTATTTTATACGTACCAACCATCCCCAATACCCGATATAACTTATCAAAATTATATTGCTTAACACCCATTGGGCTTGTGAATACTTTGAAACCGGTTGATGATTATGACATCACGGGTGACCAATTGACATTGAATCAACGCAACATTAAAGCAATTTCGTTTCATCTTACGCGTGAGTCCCGTGATGACCCCATGATTACATTGAAATTCCCAAACGATGGACCAATCAATCTTCCATTCAATCATCATGGTGTCACGAAGTCATTGAACTTGTATGTTCCACCAAATCAGAACGGTGAAATTCCCGTTTCGTATCATTCCAAGTATGTTGACGTGCAGCTGTCCTCCATTGCAGGTGCAGGATTGAATGACGTGACCGTGTTGAGCATTGATCCAAATGAAATGATAGCAACATTCGCATCAGACATGCGGAATGTGCATTTGCATGCCAACTTGCAATTGCGACAATGTCCCATGGAACAACTTGTTTCGGCTCGCGTCAATTTTGCAGGCCTCACTGAACCCATTTGTGCATTTTTGGATAATTTATTCACATCAACTGACAGCTTGGACAACACAAATCTTAGAAAGATTCACATAAAAATTCCTTACATTTACAGCATCAACATGCAAGCCATGACATGCACGCGAACACTCATGAAAAAACATGACCTTGTCATTCCTCTTGCAACTCCTGGAGAATTTGCAAGTTTCAAAACGCCCGATGGATTAACCCTTGAACAGCATTTGATTCAGTACACGTTGTTTCAAATGATGCTGAACTACAGGAAATTCACGTGGGATGAATTTCGAACTTGTCCCGTTCATGACATGACGTTTGATTTGTATCTTAGAAGAGACCAATCACAGGTGGGATATCATTACGACTTAACCCCTGGCACCCTTGTGTCATCGGTTGGATTGTTATACAGCATGCCTAAGGACCACATGAAGATGGGACCGCAAATTATTCCGCGCAGATATCGTACAGATATTACAGATGCAGATGATGCGCGCATTGACAAAAATGTTATGCCAATGAGCGCATTTGTCATGCGAAACTCGGCCATCCTGTTTAACAACGCAACGTCTGCTCACACAACGCCCAATGTACCAAATTTTCTTTCAAGAGAAGCTTATACTGCCCCATATGAAGTCAAAAACTCGCAGCATGCAACTATTTTGTCCGCCACATTGAATGTAACTCACGATGACATTGAAATTCCTCCAAGTATTAGGGCAAAACTAATGCAGTCATCGGATCCATCGCGGACATTTTTGCGGTCTTGGCACATTGTGGACATTTCTCCAGAACAAAAGGCAAATCTGGGCATCCCTGAATCAGTTGCATTTTCAATGCCGTTTGGTGAAATGGCGATACAAACCATGGAAAAATGTTTTGCATGGGTGAGCGAGGCAGGATGCACGTGCATTGAAGTTGGAATAGATCGTGCAAGCGGAGAAGTGCGTTTTCCGTCAAAAATTCCCGGACATCTGCGCGGGGGAAGGACCCCTTCACAGTTCGGGTTTCCGAAAACATCAAAAGCAAAAGCAGCACAATTAAAAGCAGTATCAACACAATCAAAAACTCAGCATTCGCAACGTTCAAAAATGGCATCCCACATTCGTGCATATACTATATCTATCTCCCATATGAAACAACAAATTGGTTCAAAATTGGAAAAGATTCGCGCCGTTCTTAACAATCCGAAAAAAAACTTGCTTGTCCTGTCGGGACCAACCACCCAGCGGCGGGCACATTCGTATTCGCATACTCAATATGCACCAAGAAAACGCAGTCAAACTCGCAAAGTTCGTTCAACTGTTTGAATTCAATTCAATTCAATTCAATTCAATTGCTTAACTTGTAACTCACTCAACTTGCTTAACTTGCATTGCCTTGATTAACTAAAAATTTATAAATCCAATAACTGCATTGCAGTATTTATAAATTTTTTATATCTTTTTTATCATTTTATATAAACTGTCTTAAAGCGATCCGAGCAGTCCGCTCACGTAGCCAGATGTGTAGTAATACACCAGGGCAAAGATGACGGCGTGCACGAGCGCAACCACGTGTTTGGAGCCGTTGGGAGGGATGCGCAGCAGCACATTGGGGCTGAGCACGTAGAACAGAAAAACAAGGTAGAGTATGCTGGAAAGGTTGAACATCGCGAATGTGTGGTTGGGTTATAACATATGATTATAAAAAAATAAAATTATGCTAAAACAATTGCACATGCATGCATGCATGCGCATTAATTGTTTATTGCTAAATTTTTCGTTTCAATGTTCTTGTTTTTGAAATGTTATTTTTTATTTTCAATGTATTCATCATAGCATTTTGAGCCATTTGTTTTGGTTTTTGCGTTGATGTGCTTGTGCTATTAAAAAAATCGTTCAAGTGTTCCATTATTTTTTTGCTGATGATGGCATCAATCTGTTGTTCAAGCGGGTCTTTTGGAACGTGTGCGGCTTGAAACCGCTGCATAATTTTCGCTATCCGGTTTTGGAATGATGACGACGACGACATTGATTTTTGCGCAATGGTGGAACGCAGCGCATGCGATTGAATGAACCGGTCCACCAGCGTTTGCACGCTCAGCTGATGCACGTAAGGTTTCACGTTGATGTAATACACGTGTCCGTGCTCCATTTGCGAGTGCATTTGGTCGTCCAAAAAGCACACCTCCACATTGGACGGCAGCTTGGTGCACCGCAGTAAATCTTCGTACGTTTTGTCATGCGTGGTGCGGCCCATTTCTATCAATTTCCCGTTCACTTTAAACGCTGCCACGATTTGGTCAAACAGGTGACCGCCCAGTTTGGATTCCATGTATTTGATGATGTGTTCCACCCACTCGCGAGGGCCGTTGTTGTTGGTGTAAACCATCACCCCGCAGCACTCGTTTGCCTCTTTTTTCAGTTTTAAAAATCGCAACAGGTCCAGGATGTTCGGGCGCAGGAATTCAGGGTATGTGTCCATTAACTGGTTAAAGTGCGCGTATTGAGCCGTTGCGTCGTCATTCCATGCCGTTGTGGTGAGAGCGTCGCAAAAAATGCCCAATTCCACGAAATAGCCTAGGGTTTCGTCTACATCAAGCACCACTATTTTTTTGGTTGCAACTGATGATGCAGAAATTGAATTGGATAATGACATATTGCGGCGTGCACTAAATAAACGAAATTACTAACGTTAAATGTAAGCTAAAGTAATTCAATATTAAAAATTATGTGTTTATTTGTGTCCATTCATTGGCATGTTTGCATTCATTTAGGATGAATAAAATCTTTTTTATCATCATTTAATAGTACTCCCAGTTTTAAGTTTTAGGGTTTTGATTGGTTTAATGAATGCACCTTCTATTCCAAATATGAATATGACAAAAACGGATTATGAAAAAATTCTCTCATATTACAAACTGCCGTTCGGCAATTTAAGCAACGCGGAACTAAAACGAAAGGCAGAAGACATTTTAGCAACCAAGCTGTGCAAATGCATCAAAGCGGTGGAGCGAAAAGTGGGCGCTCAAAATGCGATTTCGCTTTGCACTGCCAGCGTGTTTGGAAAAAAAGGGTTAAAATACTTTGACATGTCATGCAAGGGCCGTGCCCAGTTGCACTCTCGCAAGGGACGACGACTTGCAAAAACCCGAAAAATGTTATATTTGCCAAACAACACAACATGACCACGACATGGGAATGTCTGGGTCATGAAGGGGTGTCATCATCTTCAGTGTCGTCATCATTGTCGTCGTCGTCGTCTAAATGATCCATTACGGAAAGAATGACGCGCTCTTGCTGGCTCAAACGTTGAAAAATGATAACCTCATCCATTACAACATGAAATATGGCGGGATTGGGGTGTGTTTTGCATAGCAATTGCACCCCTTTTTGTCCGATTTTAATGTCGCAAATGATGGCCCCTCTTGCAAGACACAAGCGTTCCGGATTCTTCAAATCAATCCAGCGAATGTACGCCCCGTGCATGAGCCCGTTCAAATCGTCCACATGCCGATAATCTCTCAGTTTGTAAATGTAGTCGGCAAGCACCGATTGGCTAAGTTCCAGTTGCATCAGTTGGCGCATTTTTTCTGCGCCGATTTTGCGCGTGTTTAGATTTGAAATGGCTGTGTTGTTTTCGTTCTCCAGCGCTTTTTCAAGCGCCTGTACATCCAGTGTATTCAAGTTCATGTTGCCGTGCAAATTATGAATTGATGTGTTTATATTTTTTATGAATCATAAACAATATAAACCTAAAATTATTATTATAATACCATTGTATGTTTAGATTCGTTCGCACAATTATTCATAAATTCACAGGGACTATGACTGACATGCGGATCAAAATGGAAACCGTCGTTGAATGTGAAGAATCCGAAGACCCCGAAGACCCCGAAGATCCCGAAGATCCCGAAGAAGACCCAGAAGAAGACCCCGAAGCACCTGCACCTGAAGCACCTGAAGCACCTGAAGAATGTGAAATAAAAACCATGACCATGGAATCCATACTAACTCCTTCCGGCAGCGATGAAACGGAAACGGAAATGGACATAATCAACAAATGGAAGACATCGGCCAGGGACGACATGTTGCCTCTCATAGCAATGATTCAGCGGCTGTATTTTTTCTCGGACTGCAGAAAGTCCACGCTTAGAACATACGCATCGTGCAAAGAAGACATTTCGTCATACATTGGTAAAATAAAACGCCGGCCCGAACTTCAAATTGATGCATCGGACATGGACGTTTGCAATCATCCGCAAATATACGACATGCATCGGCGATTGCGCACCATGATTGGCATGTTCCGAGTCAATGATTTTATGGTGCGAGTGGAACACGCATTTGACAATGCACAAATAATATCAGAACATTTTGTGGTGTCCCAAATAATGACACACGAGAATGATCCAACGGTTGGTGGCATTGATCCCGTTCACCACATCGTCCTGCCGACGTTCGTGCAATTGAACAACCTTCGCAAGATACCGGCCAGCAAACGCACCCTGTTTCATCACATTTCATACAGCATTCAACCCATCGTGTTTCATTCTCACACATTGGACACCTGGTTCAAAACCGCAATTGTGTCTCCCACCACCGAGCAACTAATGCAGCTGTGCATTAAAATGGCTGAAGCGCTCACTTATTTGCACTCATGCGACATAGTGCATGGCGACATCAAGCCCGGAAACACTCTGATTCAAACGAATCACGAGTGCACAGATTCTTGTTCCGGTTCCTCCGGTTCCTCCGGTTCCTCCGGTTCCTCCGGTTCCTCCGGTTCCTCCGATTCTGATAATTCGGATCATGAATCGCATGCGACGCGGGCACAACAGACGACACAACAGACGACACAACGCACACAGGTGCCGTCATTGTCGCTGTATTTGATTGATTTTGGCATGTCGGGAAGTCCGGGTCAAAGCGACGGGACCGGAGGGACCAAGCCGTTTTGCGCTCCGGAAACCGGCAACGGATTCAACCCGAAAATTGATGTGGACGCGTACACCTGGACAAAAAACCAAAAATGTCACGATGTTTGGTCATTCGCGTTAATGTTTTTCACATTGATTGTGTTGCGAAAATCAACTGCCTATCCAAAAGACTATCCACATGATTTTTTTGACATTGGCAGAAAAGGTCACATTAATCCCTTGTATTTTGACCGAATTCTGGATGAACCGACGCGTGACTTGTTTCGTAGCGCGCTGTGTCCGGCCGAAGAACGCGTGACTGCTGCCAAATTTTTAGCTGACATCCGCTGCATTGTCGCTGGCGCTGGCGCTGGCGCTGGCGCTGGCGCTGCTGGCGACATTGGCGCCGCTGGCGACATTGGCGCTCACGCTGGCGACATTGGCGGCAACATTTGAATCATTGGGTTTGGTTGGCGATGCGTGTGCTATTATTTTTCGCTCAATGACGTCGCGCTTCACATTTTGTTGCTGCAACACCCCCATGCACAACTTGTCCAATATGCTGATCGTGTTCATGTAGGTGCGATATTTGAAGCAGCAAATTGTGGAAGTTTCGGTTTCGGGAAACTGCATGCTGCACCACCAATATGCCGGGATGTAAATGATTTGTCCCGCGCGCAGTTCCACGTCCATGGTCTTTATTTTATCAAAATCAGCACGGTACTCCGCCTGTATTCGCCACGGGTTTACCGGCGACCTAAACTCAAAATTGTCGTAGTCGGACACGGGATACAAGTACTTGCTGGCATGCGGGGCGATGAGACGCATTTTCACGCTGCCTTGCGTCACCAAATAATAGGTGCGATAATTCAATTCATACCGAAGCGGGGTTCTGGTTCCGGGAGATGCGCACATGAAATCATACATGCATTTGGACACCATGTGCGGGCGCAAAAACTCGTCATTGTATTTGAATGTTTTGATGAGTCCCGTTTCTTCCAGGAAGTCGCCGTTGTTCTCGCTGACGTATCGCGATTCCTTGTCACCGCGAAACGACTCTGCGGCGGCATGCAGAGTGAGTGGCACGTACAACTCAGTTGCGTCGGCTTCATCTGCCGTGTCTTTCACGTTGCGAAGGCGCACGTCAAATGCACCGTACGCAGCGCGGATTGCGGGCAACGTGCACGATTCCATGAGCCGCTCGTTCGCGTAATCAAACAGGACGGGCTGCCGCAAATCGCACACCTCTTCCAACTTGTCTTTGGATGGCTGGTCTATTTCATACACCTCCAGATCATTGCTGGTTTTCATGTGAAAATATATGTGCAAATACAGGAACAAAATTGCGCAAAAAATGAGCACGGAAAACACTGACTGCATTGCGCTGGATTTCTCACTATCAATTAATGCACTTTAATTTTTAAATGCTTATTTATATGCTACAATAATTTCATATAAATACTACGAAGCACTGTGAATGAATGTTTTTAATCCACGGCCTGCATGTTGGATGCTTCCACTATGTCCAATTGGATGGATTCAACCGCTGGTTCAACCGCTGGCACTGGTTCAACTGCTGGTTCAACCGCTGGCACTGGTTCAACTGCTGGTTCAACCGCTGGCACTGGTTCAACTGCTGGTTCAACTGCTGGCGCTGGCACTGGCACTGGCACTGGTTGAACCACTGGTGGTGCTGGTGCAATTATGCCCCGACTAAAAACTTTCAGCATCATGATGTTGATTTCGTTGATAGTCTTTTGCTGTGCATGCAAAAGCTCGCGTAATTCGCGATTTTCGGTTTGCACGACATCAATTTGTTCAATAATTTCAGACAAGTTGGAGTTGGTCATAATGTTGTCCACAATCCCGGACACAAACCCGTCGTCGCACATGAGCGCAGGCTTAAGTTGCTCTAAATCAAATCCAGACGTCAATCCAGACGATCCAGTCAATCCAGATTCAGAAAAAGATCCCGTTTCAATGCAATTCAATCTGTTTTTGATTTCGTCAATGGATTGGCTCTGCTGAAACAGCATGCTGTCCATCTGCTTCATGAGATAAATGGGCGGTGCCGGCCATGTCAATCCGGGTTTTTGGTTTGATTGCTGCGGTTTCTGCGGTTGTTGTGGTTGCTGTGGTTTCTGCTGCTGTTGCTGTTGCTGCTGCTGTTGCTGTTGCTGTTGCTGCTGCTGTTGCTGTTGCTGTTGCTGTTGGAACACTGGAAGCTGCTGCTGCTGCTGCATGCGTTGCTGCATCAATTGTTGGCGTTGAGCAGGTGTCATGTTTGCTAAAGAGGGAGGGGGAGCCGTCATGGGTCTGGCCATTGAATTCATTTGTTGTTGCAATGGCAGCATGGGTTGTACTTGGTTGGCACGTCGTTTTTTTGCAGCGGATATGGAAGCAGCACTACTCATGTATTGGGTTGTGTATAAATGCACATGACACTATAATTTTATATTGTTTGCGCATTAATGCTAAAAATTGAAATCAATTAAACACAAATGCATTCTAAACATAGATCACACGCGTTTGCAACGATTGTATTCAATGGTGGACCCAGAACCACATTCATTTCGTCTATTTGATTTCCAAGTGCGCGACCAAGTGGCCGGAACCCAATCAAGCGGTAGCAGCGGAAACAGCAGCAGCAGCAACAATGGTGGACACGGATACCCCAAAAAATTCAGCAAGGACAAAAAATGTTTCGTGATTCAGATGTTCGGCATCAATGAGCGGGGCGAAACCTGCTGCATCATTGTGTGCAATTACGAACCCTTCTTTTATGTCAAAGTTCCAGAGACGTGGGGGTTTGACGCCAAGGCGCGCTTCATCGCGGAATTAAAAAAGGCGGTCGGAAAATTCAGCGAGGACTCCATTCTGGCCGACGAGTGCAAGCTCATTCGCCGAAAAACGCTCTACGGATTTGACGGCGGCAAGGACCACAAGTTCCTCATGCTGAAATTCAAAAACATGGCCACCATGAACCGCGCGAAGAACCAGTGGTATGAATGGGTTAGTAAGAAAGTGGAAGGTTCAGAGGTGGAAGAACGAACACTTGGTAAATTGAATCCGCACGGCTACAAGGGCACCCACATTTACGAGGCCAATATCCCGCCCCTGTTGCGCTACTTCCACATCAAGGACATCAGTCCGTCGGGCTGGGTCAAAATCAAAGGCACGCCCTGCGAGTCCAACAAGCAAACCACGTGCATGCACGAATACTGCGTCGGACACAAGGACGTCGTTCCACAGCCCGAAAAGGAAACCATAGTCCCGTACAAAATCATGAGTTTTGATATTGAAGCCAGCAGCAGCCACGGCGATTTCCCCGTTCCAATCAAAACCTACAAAAAACTGGCCGCCAACATCGTGGATGTGTGCTTGAAAGATCCCACCGCGGCAACCAAATCGGAAGTGCAGCGCATGATTCGCACAGCATTCCACCAACACCAACCCAAATCCGTCTCATCGCCCCCTGCGTTCACGATGCACGACGACATTGAGCACATTTACACAAAAACCGTTCCCAGTTCGCAGCAGCTGGATGCCATGTTTGAGCGCATGTGGTCCACGCCCCTCCAGACTCTGGTGGAAGAAGCCGACCCCGACGTCATATCAAATGCAAACACCATTGAGCGCATGTTTGAAAAAATGAAAGCGGAAGCGGATGCACAAGCGGAAGCGGATGCACAAGCGGAAGCGGATGCACAAGCGGAAGCGGCAGAAGATGACAACGATGCTGACGACGACGACGCAGCAGACGACAAAAGCGTCTTCACCACAGCAACCAGCGCCCCCACATGGACAAAACCAAAACCAAAAACAAACCCAAATCCAAATCCAAATCCAAGCGATGCATCCATGTCAGACATGTTGCATTCCTCCAGTTTGGACCGCGAAACCAAAATCAACCACATGAACGACGCGTTGTTGGCCGTGTTTCCTGCCGTGGAGGGCGACAAGGTCACCTTCATCGGTTCCACGTTCCTGCGATACGGCGAAGAGCGCCCCTATTTGAACCACTGCCTTGCGCTGGGCAACTGCGACCCCGTTACAGGCGCGCAAATTGTGAGCTGCAAGACCGAGCGCGCGCTGCTGCAGGCCTGGACCGAGCTCGTGCAGCGCGAAGACCCCGACATCATCATCGGCTACAACATCTTCGGGTTTGACTACCAATTCATGTTTCATCGTGCGCTGGAAAACCACGCGGAAGACGATTTCCTGAAGCTGTCACGCAACGCCGACGAGTTTTGCGGCAAGCGCGATTTCAAAACGGGGCGCGTCAGCATTGAAGAAACCAGCATCGCCCTCGCCAGCGGGCAGTACGATCTGCACTACATTGCCATGACTGGGCGCCTGCAAATTGACATGTACAACTACTTCCGCCGCGACTACAACCTCACTTCCTACAAGCTGGACTACGTGGGCTCCTACTTCATCGGCGACGATGTCCGTGCCGTGGAGCACATCATTGAGGAAGCCAATAAGACCCGTATTATGAGCAAGAATCTCACCGGTCTGGAGGTCGGCAACTACATTGAACTGGAGGAGACCGACCACTCCACGGATCCCTATAAAGACGGCCAAAAATTCCAAGTCGTTGCGGTCAATCGTGCCGCGGGCTATTTTGAAATCGTCGGTCACGAGACACCCGACATGAAGAAGCACGTGCGCTGGGGCGTGTCCAAGGACGACGTCACGCCGCAGGACATCTTCCGCATGACGAACGAGGGTCCGGGCCCGCGCGCCGTGATTGCCAAGTACTGCATTCAGGATTGCAACCTCGTGCACCATCTGATGAACAAGGTGGACGTCATCACGGGCTACAACGAGATGGCGAAGATATGCAGCGTGCCCATCAGTTTCCTGGTCATTCGCGGCCAGGGCATCAAGCTCACCAGCTACATGGCCAAAAAGTGCCGCGAGAAAAACACGCTCATGCCCGTCATTGACAAGGGGCCGTCGGGCGAGGGCTACGAGGGCGCCATCGTGCTGCCCCCGAAACGCGGCCTCTACCTGGACAACCCCGTGGCCTGCAACGATTACTCGTCGCTGTATCCGTCCTCCATGATCAGCGAAAATTTGTCACACGACAGCAAGGTGTGGTCCAAGGAGTACGATCTGGACGGCAACATGGTGCGCGAGACGGGGGAGAAGGACCCGAAAACCGGGCAGCACATTTACGACAACCTGCCGAATTACACCTACGTGGACGTGGAGTACGACACGTATCGCTGGAAGCCGAACCCGCGCGGCAAGATGGAGAAGCACCTGAGCGGGAAAAAAGTGTGCCGGTTTGCGCAGGGTGCGAAGGCCATTCTGCCGTCCATTCTGGAGGAGCTGCTGGCCGCGCGCAAGGCCACGCGCAAGCTGGCGGAGCAGCAGTCGGACCCCTTCATGGCCAACGTGCTGGACAAGCGGCAGCTGGCTTACAAGGTCACTGCAAACTCGCTCTACGGTCAGTGCGGCGCCAAAACCAGCTCGTTCTACGAAGTGGACGTGGCGGCTTCCACGACCGCAACCGGGCGTAAATTATTAACGTATGCCAAGCGCATGGTGGAAGAGGTGTACGGGGACGCCGAATGCCAAACGAGCAAATACGGCATCGTGCATACGCGGGCGGAGTACGTGTACGGCGACACTGATTCTGTATTCTACACGTTCAATCTGACTCACACAGACGGAACCCCCATTCGCGGCAAGCCGGCTTTAGAGATCACCATTGAGCTCGCGCGCCAGGTGGGCGCCATGGCCTCCGCCTTCCTGAAAGCACCGCACGGGTGGGTGTATGAAAAGACGCTCATGCCGTTCGGCCTGCTGCAGAAGAAGCGCTACTTCGGCATCCTGTACGAGACGGACCCGAACAAGGGCAAGCCGAAGAGCATGGGCATCGTGCTGCGCCGCCGCGACAACGCGCCCATCGTGAAGGACGTGTACGGCGGGCTAATAGATATTTTGACAAAGCAGCAGGACCTGGAAGCGGCGGTGCAGTTCGTGCGCGAGTCGCTGCAGTCACTGGTGGACGAGCGCGTGCCCATGGACAAGCTCATCATCACAAAGTCGCTGCGCTCCACCTACAAGAACCCGCAGCAAATTGCGCACAAGGTGCTGGCAGATCGCATGGGCAAACGCGACCCCGGCAACAAGCCGAGCTCGGGGGACCGCATCCCCTTCGTGTACATCCACAATGCGGACAAGAAGGCGCTGCAGGGGGAGCGCATTGAGACGCCGGACTACATTCGCGCCAAGCGTCTGAAACCGAACTACTCGTTTTACATCACGAATCAAATCATGAAGCCCGTGGCGCAGCTGTTCGGGCTGGTGCTGGAACAAATGACGGCGTTTCGGCGCAAGAAGGCGCGCTTCCTGCAGGAACTGGAATCCGTTAAAAGCAACTGGACCGAGAGCGACGACAAGCTGCAGAAGAAACTGGACGACCTTCGCTTTCGCGAAGTGAAAGAGCTCATATTTGACGACTACTTGCGCCAGGCGGATAACATGGCGAAATCAAATAAGAGCATAAAGGAATTCTTTAACGTGAAGCAATAAATATAATAAATGCAATAAATTCAATAAATGTAATAAATGCAATAAAAAATATTTTTTATATTGCAACATTTCATATGCAATCCCAATGACAAAACATACAATCAGGGTGAAAAAACCGTCTAAAAAATTGACAATAAGTCTAAAAAGTCCAATGCTCACAATACGTGTGACGCGTCCGACACTTATACCAGTTTCATTTCCTGCAAATGTGCAATCCAGAAGGTTTCGTAGAAAAGAAAGTCCTGTGCAATTGACATTGAAACAAAAAGAATCTCTGCAAAGGTATCCATATTACACCAAAACATATGAAACTACCGATGTGGCACACGTCGCACTCATCATTTGTCATGGAATTGCATGCGACTCATGTGATCCAGCGATCCCGCTTTGCAGAGATCCAACGGTTAAAACAGAATATGATATTATTTTTACGTCTAAATTTGGCGACACCACAAACACATTTGGTGATTCGCGCGAAGTGTGCCAATATCTTTGCGAAAATATTGGTTCAGTTAACCCATCCGGTTCTTCCAGTATCAAAGGTGCAAGTTTAATGCGCGCATTGAAATCAACTATTGATGTGCATTCACGTATGAAGGGCAATGTTGAAGTTGGAATTGCCGGTTCATTGAGCAAAGAAACGATCATATCACAGCATGATAAAGGCAGTCAGGTTACAAATTTAAACCTTTTTGTGGAAGGTGAATGCGCTAAAACAGAAGTTGATGGCATTTTTTTGTTTAAAATTGGAGAACCATGTCAACCAATTGATGATCATAACGCACTGTGTGTTAATCCCACAGAATTATACACGCGACGAAATGAACTCAGGTATGTTGCACAAACCGCAACCAATTTACAATCGTTTATTTCGCCAACTGGTAGTGTTCCGGTTTGGAATGGTTATTCACCTGGCGACAACAGTTGGTGGATGGACACATCATATACTTTAAAGGACACCTCTTCAGTTAAGCTATCCGATGTGCTTGAAAAAAAGGGACTTTTTCCAGAAGATACAACCGTCATTGCATATGTTTGTCGCAGTGCATCATTATTGCAGCATGCTCCACACGATAGTCCAGCATACACATTAGCCGGTTCTAGATCTGAATCCGCAAACTCTGACTTGTCCAATGGAGATGCTGCATCTGCTGCATCTGCTGCATCTGCAGCTTCTGCATCATGGGTCACCATGAGTTCAGATGATGACTCAAATCAAGAAGACATGGTCGGGTTCAATGATTTTGAGGGTTGGGGTGGTGATGGAGCAGATGCAGGTGGTGAGGGTTGGGGTGGTGATGGAGCAGATGCAGGTGGTGAGGGTTGGGGTGAGGGTTGGGGTGGTGATGGAGCAGATGCAGGCGGTGAGCGCAAGTCCAAAACCCTAAAAAAACGAACCAAACGAACCAAACGAACCAAACGAACCAAACGAACCAAACGAACCAAACGAACCAAACGAACCAAACGAACCAAACGAACCAAACGATGAATTCAATCAATATCGTCAATGCGACCAGGTCTTCCATTGTTCATTAAATCAAATGAAAACACAACCGAATCATCATTCACCGAATTCAATTCAAATCCGGGAATATTTGCGCTGGTTCTTAACAGTTCATTGTAAAACGTGTTAATATTGAGTTCAGATTCAAGTGGAATTTGAACCCGCCGAGATCTCGCAGAGTCATTGGAAGCGGAAGCAGTGGAAGCAGTGGGATTATTAGTCAATAAATTGTGCCTGCACGTGGGACACGTGTTGTTCAGACGCAACCAATGCGCCAAGCTCTCGGAATTAAATATGTGTCCGCAATGCCTAATGCGCGACACTGTCTGCGTTGGTTCAAATGAATCCTGTGTGATGGAACACAAGGTGTTGAGTGGATTGACAATGTTTCCAAACACAACCGTTTCAATGCGTTCATGCAATTGTGCCGGTGTCAACCTGCGTTCTTCTGGCGGATTCATCATTCCAAACAATGCATTTATAATGTTGGTTTCCATTGTTGCACGCGGTTGTTGTGATTGCTGCTGCTGTGATTGTTGCTGCTGCTGCTGTTGTGATTGCTGCTGCTGCTGTGATTGTTGCTGTTGTGATTGCTGCTGCTGTGATCGTGATTGTTGTGGCTGCTGCTGTTGTGATTGGCGTGGTGGCTGTTGTTGTGGCTGCTGTTGTTGTGGCTGCTGTTGTTGTGGCTGCTGTTGTTGTGGCTGCTGCTGTTGTGATTGGCGTGGTGGCTGTTGCTGTGGTGGCACCGGGGGATGCGGAATAAGCAACCATGGATACGGATTTGAATTAATTGAATTTCGGTTGCCATGCAGCACTTGCTCCAACACATTATACATATGATTTGCGTGGTACGTGAAATGCGTGTAACTTTGAATCAAGCTTTCATACATTGAAAATAATCGGGCATTGTAAAATGGGATGCCATTTTCATCATCCTGTGGCGGAAATGGCTGACCCTGGCTAAAATAGGATGCATTTATTCGGTTCTGGTTCTGGTTCTGGTTCTGGTTCTGGTTCTGGTTCTGGTTCTGGTTCTGGTTCTGGTTCTGACTAGAACTTCGTTGATTGTCACGATTGCGATTTGGGCGCGGCATTAAGGATTTATTTACATTACATTATTATCATATTTTTAAGCATTAAACAAAAACAAATGATAATCATTTAAAAAACAAAAAAAAGATAGGGTTTCTTGAATTCATGCCCCCGACAGGTTTCGATCCTGTGACCTTCCGCTTATGAGGCGATAATCATCAGTCTTTCGGACTTTTACAGTCAAGTTGGGTGACTGACGATGTTGTAGACGCTCTGCCGCTGAGCTACAAGGGCTTGTGTTCATGTGTTTGCTGTTTTTTTTTGCAGTTTCAGGCTCGGATTTGAACTTGGGATCTTCGGGATCGGAATCAAGGCTTCCAACCACTTGACCACGCCGCCGTTCATTGCGAACTGCTTGGAACATCATGTCGTCAAACCGATATAGTAAGATGAAATGACCCCCCCCCCCATACAATTCATTGCAAAAACCCATTTAACTATTGAACCACTGGGGCTTCTCGTTTTACAAAACTATTAGCCACAAAATATGCCACATCGGGTTTATACATTGGAATTTCATGTCCCGCATGATTGACCGTGACTAATGTGAGAGTTTTATTTCCGTCACCCTGAAATGTGGTGACATGACCTTTCAGCATTTTGTCTATCAAATATGGTTTCCATTCTCCAGTGTGAGCCTTTGTTTTTAAGTTCAAACGTGAAATCCATTTTTGGGTTCCAATGGTGCCGCATATGGAATCATTTGTGCCCGACATTATTAAAATTTCAAGGTGTTTCAAATCTTTGTCCATCAGGTGACGTTTGATATGAGGCACCATGTCATTGTTGCCATCTTTCAATCTGTAAAATTCATAATCAGTGCACCCATACCATTTTCGGTTTGAATGTGGTTTTATGATTTGTTCCCTAACTGCGTCTGAATTTAAATAGTTGTCAGTGTATTTGTCAATGCATGCCATGTTGACCTTATTGCGCACAAATTTATTGTATTTTCTAGTGTATTTGCTCAATTGAGTTTGTTGTGGATGATTGGCCGCACATATTGGATAATCAATTGCATAAGGATTCATGTTTTTTTCTCTGTCGTGCATTTCATTTAGCATTTGTTTGCAATACCGATTGGAATTGGATGCCCTTTCGCATCCATGTTTTTTATATTTATTCCAGGTATCTATGGAAATGCGCTGGTGCCCCCAGTACGTTTCCATCTCTGATGGATCTCCTGAATGATAGGTCATCAATGGATTCATAATTATCACCCCTCTGAAATTGATTTCGTGGTTGTGGGTTTTATTATACGCAATCAACCGATCCATCATCATTGGTATGTAATGTCCTGCATAACTTTCACCGGTCAAATACAATTTATTCGGTTTGAATTCTGGGAACACCTTAAAAAATTCAATCATGAATGCTAAATTGTCTTGGGCAGCCAAAACATCATTGCTATAGTAATCCTTGTGGTGTTTTGAATAAGAATATCCCACGCCGACGGGTTGATCCACAAACACTATGTTTGCAAATTTGGTCCATGCCAACTCATTTCTTTCTAAAATTAATTTGGAATTTGGAACGAACGGACCGATTTCTTCAAACAGTCCCAACATCGAAGAACATCCAGGTCCGCCATTCGTCCAAAAGAACACTGGTGCATTTTTTGGGTCATGTTCCGATTCTATGAACCAATAATGCAAATGTTTGTCGGTGTTTGGCAAATGCATGTATGAAACATATGTTTTGGATGGCAATTCTTTTCCATAGCCGGGTAATTTGTGTATTCTAATTCTTTCATTTTCATTTGCCGGCTTCTGCTGATTCGGTGCATGCTGATTCGGTGCATGCTGATTCGGTGCATGCTGATTCGGTGCATGCTGATTCGGTGCATGCTGATTCGGTGCATGCTGATTCGGTGCATGAATTTTTAAATTCTTTCTGCTTTTATTGCATTTGTTGCGTTTGTTGCGGTTGTTGCGTGGTGTCATGATTCAACAATGACAATAACAACTCTGTGTATAAATTCACAACAGATTAAAAATTTTGTATTAAATAATGGGTGCATGCCGAGTTTCATTTGTGTTTATCAATTTGTATGTTTTTAATGAACCCTTTGATGATTTTTTTGTGCGCGTGGTCATCGTTTTCAATGTTTTTGTACAGTTCTTTGCACAATGCCAGATATTCGGTGTGCAACTTTTCCTTGGATTCCCACCCTGGGTGCGCATCTATCCAGTCCTGAATGCGCTTGATTTGATAACAGGAAGTGAGATATATGAATTTCTTGATGTTGGCGCCGTCATCGTCCTTGATCCATTCATCCGTCTTGACGTACATGGTTTCGCGCTTGGCATCCGTGCAATGAATGGGCCGCTTGTGCACGTCCATGCCCCGGAGGTTGTTCACGATAATGGAGCTGACACCCTCAATGATGCCGTTGTTCTTCGTAAATTCCAGATCTTCCAATGTTATGTTGAGAGATTTCACAAAATCGCTCAACTTAATTGCATCCTTGCACTCCGTATTCAGGAACACCTGCAGATTGAATTGTTGGTTATTCGTAGTGTTGTTCGTGGTGTTTATCACCGTATTTCTCTCTTTGCTCAATTCTATGAGCTGAGTTTGCAGCGTTTTGTTCTGCTCCATCAGCTGTTCCACCATCTTCATCATGAATTCACCGGATGCAGGTGCAGATGATGCGGACGCGGACGCGGACGCAGACACAGACACCGATGCTGAATTATTCGCATTATTCAGTTTTTTAATGCACTTGGGGTTGATTTGTTCTTCCATTTCACACATGATTGCAAGGCTGCTTGGTGGTTCCGTTGTGTTTGAAGATGTTGCATTTTGGGTACACTTCTGCTCATGATACCACAAACTGTTGCGAGCATCATAACCCTTTCCGCAATGCGGACATTCAAATACCTTTTTCGTGCCGACGATTTGCATCTTTTTTTTTACACATATGCACGTCGGGTTTTTTACACACTTCTTCTCATGATACCAATTGCCTGCTCTCGTTGTGTAAACTTTGTTGCAGTATTTGCATTTTTTTTTTGAATCGTCATCATCAACTAATTCGGTAATGGGTGTCAATACAAGATTCAATTCATTAGTTATAATTTCTCTCAAAGTGTCTTTTGAAATCTTGAAAAACTCCCGATTGGTTTCCATTCGATATTGTTTCAGATGAGTATGAATTTGTTTTTCAAGTTTACACCCTTCTAGCGTGACTATCACCAACTCAACTATGAAAGGCGTTGGAGCACCGGTGTTTAGTTGAGATATTATGTGGAACGGATGTCTGCTCGTCCAACCAATTTTAAACACATCATCATCATAACATGCATTAGACATGATGTATACATACTGTTCTTTTTGTTCTTTCAGGTCGTTCATTGTCTGTATAATATGTGACAATATTATGTATTGCGTTTAAATCATAATTGTGTTAAAGGTTTTGTTCTACGTTAAATGATTTTGTTCTAAAAAAACCTTTAACGGTTAAAGGAAACGTTCTGGCGCTAAAGGTTTTGTTCTAAATATAAGCCCCCATTATAGAACAACTTCTTTAACGCCTGGTGCCTTTTTTTAAGCTTTTTTTGGGCCGAAAAATGCACCATTTGAGGCCTCCAAATTTGTGAGACCAATATGCTCTCATTTTTTGATGTATTATTACATGAATCAATTTTGTTATATTTTTAAATAACTTTGCACAAGACTCGAAAAATTTTCAGGAAATGGACAAAAAAAATGTCCAAAAATCGATATGTCAAAACCTTTTTGCGCAAAAACGCGCGGCGCTAGGTGATTTGCGGAACTTTTTTGGGCGAAATAAATGCGCACCATTATGGTGAGACAATATTACATTAACCTGATTGTCGCAATTTGTCCTAGAGAGAAATTCAGGGTTATTAATGCATGCAATTGGGCATATATTAATTTAAAAAAGGTGCATAAACACATGGCGACATGTTAAAGCATCGTTAATAAATCGTAAAGCAACGCAATGACCGAAAAGTATGATGTGTACAAGGACAAGGGTCTGAGCGGGTTGGCCAACATGGGCAACACGTGCTACGTGAATGCGTGCCTGCAAATTCTGTCGCACACGTATGAATTAAATGATTTTCTCTCAAAGAATGGTGGCGAATACAAGTCGCGCCTGAATCACAAGGTGGATTCGGTGCTGCTGCACGAGTGGGACAAGCTGCGCACGATGATGTGGGCCGACAACTGCATTATTTCGCCGGGGGGGTTCGTGTCTGCGATGCAGAAGATTGCGAAACTGAAACACATGGATCTGTTTTCCGGGTTTCAGCAGAACGACGTGGCCGAGTTCCTCATGTTCCTGATGGACTGCTTCCACACGGCGCTGGCCCGCGAGGTGGAGATGAAGGTCCGCGGCGTTGCGCGCAATGCCACCGATCGCGCGGCCAAGGAGTGCTACGAAATGATGGCGGGCATGTACAAAAAACAGTATTCGGAAGTGCTGAACATTTTTTATGGGGTGCAGGTTTCCATGATTGAGCCAATTCGGGGTGATGCAACGGTGTTGAGCACAAAGCCGGAGCCCTTCTGCATATTGAATCTGTCGTTTCCTTGTGGCGGTATCAGCAACAACAGCAACAACGGCAACAACAGCAACCTCAATGCATTTAGGGCGGTGTCGCTGTTTGATTGCCTGGATCACCACTGCGCGCCCGAGGTGTTGAGCGGGGACAACGCGTGGTTCAATGACGCCACTGGCAAAACCCAAGACGTGCAAAAACGGTTGTCGTTTTGGAGCCTGCCGAACGTCCTGATCATTGGACTGAAGCGGTTTGAAATGAATGCACGCGGACACGTGCGAAAAATCCAGGTGCCGATTGACGCGCCATGCAATCGCGCCGATTTTTCCAAGTACGTGCACGGATACAATCGCGAGAGCTACGTGTACGAACTGTTCGGGGTGTGCAACCATCACGGCGGGTCCCCGATGGGCGGGCATTACACCGCCACCATCAAAAATGCGAACGGAAAGTGGTACGGATGCAATGACACCATTGTGAAGGAAGTGCCGATTGAATGCGATTCCATTGTAAGCAATTTGCCGTACTGCTTGTTTTATCGCAAAATCAAATAATAATAATATTTCATAATTTTATACATAACCATAGTTATATATAATTATACATTCGTCATTGACGCGGATAGTGCATAGACAATGAATGTGTCATATGATTCTGTGACCGGAATTGGGCAAAACCCGCTGGAATACATTCAAATGGCCAACACTGGCATCACAACGAATGGAAAACTTGTCATGGTTGCGGTGCTGTCATTGTCCATATTGCTGTATTACTTTGTTTTTTCGTCGTTGCCAGGTGGCGGCATGGGAACCACGCCGTCGTCGGTGATCGCATCATCGTCGGGTGCCAAATTGTTGGAAATCATCATGTGGGGAACATTTGTTGTGCTGCTCATGGTGAATGGGTACCAATATTTTTTCAACACCAACATCGTTACAAGCGTGAGCGACTTATTCAGCGACAAACCGAAGGTTGACATAACGGTGCAGCAGCCGGAGGGGGAAAACTCCAGCGTGCCCCAGCTCAAGTATTTTAAGCAGGTGTTTCACGTGCCGGGAAACGAGTACACGTACGACGATGCGAAAGATGTGTGCAAAGCGTTTGACGCGCGGCTGGCGTCGTATGACGAAGTGGAGAAGTCTTACACCAACGGCGGCGAATGGTGCAGCTACGGGTGGTCAGACAAACAGCTGGCGCTGTTTCCCACGCAGAAAACCACGTGGTCCCGTTTGCAGAACATTAAGGGACACGAAAACGATTGCGGGCGTCCGGGCGTGAACGGCGGGTTTATTGCGAACCCGGACGTGCGGTTCGGCATCAACTGCTACGGGTTCAAACCGCAGATCACCGCGGCGGAAGCGGACGACATGAAGAACGCTTCCATTTACCCCAAGACGCTGAAGGACCTGGAGAAGCAGCAAAAGGTGGCGTACTGGCAGACGAAGCTGAACGACATTCTGGTTTCGCCGTTCAACAACGACGTGTGGAGCGCGTAATAAATAAAATCGGCGCATAATATACAATGCATAATAAACAACGCCCAATGGTCAAAAATGACCTCCAAGAGCAATTGCGAGACATTGCCGAGTCAACTTCATTTTTGGCGGATCACATTTACACACCAGAAATGATTTTGACTTCCTGGTTCAATTTGTCGTTTGTTTCAATGACGGTTGCCATGGTGTTTTATGGAATAGCGATGCAAAAAGCAATTGCGCATCATTTGGTCATAGATGCAATAACGATTTGTTTGATTTCATTGAGCACGTATTATGCTTACATTGGATACATTCAATACAATGAAAAACTCAAATATGCGATTAACACATGTCAATCCAACAACACGTGTTCATCCGTGAACATGGAGCAAATTAAACACAATCAAGAAATTGGCATATTGACTGGCACGTCAACCATCGCAATAAACATATTCATTGCAATTCTAATAATGTACAAATCGTACAAGAAATTTGCATCATCCCGATGATGATTGTTGTTGAAATAAATGAAAATAAAATATAAAATAAACAAAATCAATTCTTTTTTATTTTGTTTATGTTTGGTTTGTTCATTGTGGGGTATGCGTTCACATGGGTGTCATCATCATGCGTGCAGCATCCGCGGCTTTGGGTCTGACGCTAGTGCTGTTGCCGTTGAACCAGTTATCCAGCAGCTTCGCCGAAGGTTGCTTCGCTGCAGGTTGCACTGGCTTGGCACTAAGGAGATTAATGGCATCGTTGCCGCAAAACATGGCCTTTCCACCGAAGTGCGGTTGTTGAAGCTGCCTTACGGGCTCGGAGCCAAAAGACAAGTCAGAGGCAGACATTGATTGGGTTGAGTGGGGTGTGGGGTTCAAAGGGGGTTATGATATGAGTTAAGAAATTATTTTTATATTGAAATAATCACTAAATGTTTTTCAAATAGGTTCATGTTCATTGTCTGTGCTTATTTATGGACACGAGACCTTTTCATTGACTTGGCCGAGCGTTTGGCCTTGCGACGACGACGACGACTATTCTTTCCTCCCCTCGGAACCATGATCCCCGGAAATTCACGACGTGCTTTTTCATAAATTGTGAATACTTGGTTGCCGGATGTGGAAGCCTGTGAATAATTCCTCGTGAATTTCTTCCAATCATCCGGATATTCTTGTATCAGTGCCTCATTATCAATCATCCCATGATCTTCAACGATTGTCACCAACGTGTTACGATCGGTTGTCATTTTTAAATTCGCTAGTTCTAATTTTGCCTTTGGAAGAGACAATTCATATAAGTTACATATGATGAAATTCACCCTTTGCAATAATGTGGGGGGGGCGTGCGAATTCATCGTTGCTAAATCCAATACAATCGGAATATCTTCATAAATAAAATGAACCGCTGGTTCATCCTCCCATGAAATATGGCAATTCACAGTGATACTCATTTAATATGTAAAGGGTGGTTATGAATTATATATATATATATTATAAAAACAAATATATATAATAAAAAATGAAAATGTGTTAACGGCGGCCACCGAGAGGCAGGCCCATAGACGCAGCTTCAGAGCGGGTGAGCGCGCCGGCGTTGTTGGCGGCAACCTGGGCGGAATGGGTGGGATTGGCTAAATATCCGCTGTTGTTCATGGTGTATCCGTTGGACACGTAGTTTTTGGCGGAAGGCGCAACCAAAGGTTTGGTCGCCGAATGCGTAGCCACTGAAGGCGTAAAGGAGAGGTTCAAAGTCATTTTTATGAAATACAGTAAGATTTTATTTTTAAATTAAAACTGCATTATTTATTATTTGACATTTGATGCATTTAATTTAATATTTGTGCTTATGACGCAGTTTTTTTGTGTTAGACCTTTTTGAGCAACGTTTTTTTGTGGATCCACCATTTTTTTGAGACGACACATCCCAACCACTGGGTCTGCGTGGTGATGCTTGTCGGACTTGCAGCGATTCACCCTGTGCATGTGGAACCCGCGATGAGAGGCATTGTGCTCGTGGTTTAAAATGCCAAATGAAGTCGTTGAGAGGAATTTCTTCATCTTTAAATGCAACCATGAGCACGTGTTTTTTTTCACCATGTGATGTTGATTTCAACTGTTTGATTATGGGCATGGACGCGCATGGATCCATCATCATTGCAATCAATTGTCTGCATTGTGCATATGCCTCAATTGTCTTTTGGTGGTTTTTAAATGATTGTGTGGAATCCCCGGCGGACCTGCGCACAACGTCGTTGCTAAAATAATATGTCAACAATTGTTGAACTTCTGGTGGTAATTTGTGGAACTCCTTTTTATTCTCGTACATTAGATAATAATGGATTGTCAATGAAAAACGTCTTAAATTTATACACCTATTGAGTTGGGTTAGCATGCGTTGCAATCGTGAAATCCTGTCGTCACGAGCGTCACAAGTATAAGCAATGGCAATGTCTCTAGTCAATGATGTCAAAAATGATTCAATGTTTTCTCCGCAAAGATCATCTCCGTGATAATCCATTTCAGAAGGTGGAATGGTTGACAGCGCAATGAAAAATGAGCAATTATCCATGATGCAATCGGGAGGAGGCTTACATGGTTCATCCGACAATGCTAGGCCGTGGCAGGGTTTTGATGACATAAGGCCACCAAGACGAACAGCAGAGAGAGAGAGAGGAGAGCCACACAGCGACAAAATTTTGGGTGAATAGTGTCTAAACACCATGTTGTCACAAAAATGTTTAAATGAAGCATGTTCCAACTTTAAGCCGTCGTCCATGGCCATGGTGGCCATGCGTGCCATGTGTTTAATATGATTGTTCAATTCTATTTCATTTTTTGGTTCCGATAAAATGTGCTTGTGCAATTCTGTCATCACATCTGAATGGGGTGATCGTGTCAATATATCGTCCAATGTTGGTTTATCCAACAACCTCTTCTGAATCAGTGTCATTGAATACAAATGATGCCATTCATTTGCACATCGTGTTCCATTTGCCACAGCCACAGCCACATCCAAATCATGTTTTCTCTTTTTTTCGGCATCTAGCTTTTTCATGTTTATTGCGTCTTATAAATGTTCATTTTATTATTTTTTGTGTGTGTGTGTTTTTTACTGCGCGCCGCTTTTTGCTTGTATTGTGTGACTTGTTCTTATGAATGATGCCCATGGCGCAAAGGAATGCGCATTCGGGAGCCATTCCACCGTCTTCGTCGTCATCATCGCAATTGCACGGCTGCCTGGACTGCGGTTTACACTTGTTGGTTTGGGATTGGAACAGCGAGTGAAAGGGGGAGACGAGTCCTTTAAACATGAATAATTATGATAATTATGATATATTATGCACATGTTATAATTTTAAGTGAAATGCACATAAATGCAATTTGCGAATGCAATGAAACACGCAAAAACACGCAACCCAATGAATCAAACACGAAACCATTATTCGGACATTCGCATTCAGCAGCAGATTGACGGCACAATGCAGTGGGTGCCCGCGCCCCCGGATTTTGCGGCAGCGTACATGCAGTACAAAGCCAGGCCGGCATACAGTCCCGAGGTTCCATCAAACTACGAAAACCGGTTCCTTGTGTATCGCGTGGAAAACGACTGCTACATGCCGACCCGCATTCAGCGGTCCGATACGGGGGACACGTATGCCATCATGGACTGCGCCGACGTGAAAGTGTTTCTGCAGGATGCGGAAACGGTGAATTGGTACCCCGCGCGCAACTACCAGATGTGGGCCTTCCGCGACTTCATTTACGACCCGGCGCGCCCCGAGCGCAAGTTTTACGCGTCCAAGTACTCGTCGCACCTGTTTTTCCAGCGCGGGTCGTCCAATCGCACCGTGAACGACATTGACATTGACGGTCTGTCGCCCAACATCATCTTCTCCATCTCGCGCAACGAGAATGGCAGCGTGTATTACGAGAGAAATGATGCGCAGGGCACGAGGGTGCGGATCTGCGACCACGAGGGCGCGCGCGCCGGGTTCCGCGGGTTTTACAACCGCATCACCATGGATCCGGGCATCATCGTTACGCCACCAACCCAGTCGCAGCCCCTACAGCAACCAGTCCCTTCATATTCATACACCGCATCATCGTCAATTCCGTTGCAGCTGCCGCCTGGAATCAGCGCACAAAAAACGAATGTGGAGGAAGATCAATGCATCCTGTGCTATGAAAACGCGAAGAACCTCACGTTTAGTCCGTGCGGTCACAATGTGACATGCAGTGAGTGCTACACTAAACTGATTAAGCCGCGGGAGTGCCCGGTGTGCAAGCAGGGCATCACATCGTTGCGTTAACAATGTTGTTGTTTTTTATTTTCGGCGTCTCACACTTTTACCTTTAATACGACGGCGAGATTTCACGCGTTTGTTCCGTTTCGTTCTTTTTTTTTTGCCTCCGGTTAAAGTATTATCATTTAACCAGTTACTAACATTTTTCCTTGCTCTGAACAAGTACTCCGCATACGCCTTCGCATACGCCTTCGCATCCGCATCCGCATCCGCTTCATCGCCGCCATTCGCTTCATCGCCGCCATTCGCTTCATCGCCCGCAACGACGGCTCTCGCTGTCACAGGTGTTGTAAACTGCGGTTTTCCTTTCAAATATTCCAGTTTTTTGTTATATGCTTCTAACTCTCTCAGCATGGTTGCCTGTTTGTCTGTCAATTGCACTAGTTTTAGAATAGCTGTTGGCACGTGAAACTTCGCATCAAGTATAAAACTGTGTATGCGTGTATTTTCCATCAGTGGGTTATATTCTTCAGCAAACACGATATCGCCCTGGTTTAGATTCACTAAGCCATTTGTTTTTCCACTATATTTTTCATAATCTTGGGTTACTTCTAGATAAGGCATGAAGTTGGATATAATTAATTAATATATATTATTTTTTGTTTATAAAATCATTGCACTTGTTTCCGTTGCACTTGTTTCCGTTGCACTTGATGCCGTTGCACTTGAGACAATCAAATACGAGAGAAATAGGCCAAAGAAATTCTTGGAAAACAGGTCAAGCACGTTGTAAATCGTGTTTTTCAGGGCGTAAGGCAGCACGGCAACAATGCCGTACAAGGACCAGAACACCAGGAAGTACGCGTAAATTTTCACACTGGTGTTAGTGTTGTCTGGATTATTGACGATGAATCTCTCGTAAATGAGGTAGAAGTAGGCGATGAACGGCGCGAAGCCGAGGGCAACGCCGGCGACGAGGGGAATGACGCCCACCTCTCCTAAATACCCGAACAAGAGCATGAGCCAATTCAGACCTAATATTTGCGCAAATGGGACCGCATTTTCTCTCAAAATTTGGAGCAAAGAAAGGGATTTGCGATCACCAGAATCATTCAAGTAAATGAGGTATGCGATCAGCGTGATGAGCATGGTGGGTGTAGTGAGCGCCCAGTCGGCATAGCGTTTGGGCGTGATGTTTTTCACCGTGCGGATATTGTTGTACAACCACACATAAAATGCGCCTTCCACGGCCTGCACCGCAACTTCCAGCCCAAGGAGCTGCTTGATGAGCGCCATGCCGGGCGCCGTTTTGACAACCAGTGCCAGCAGTTCAATGATGCCGGTTACAACTTGCACCACGATGGAAAAGAGCAACGACGAATGCAACAGCGTCATGGTTCCTCTGTATGATTTATATATAATATATGTTGCTATTCTATTTGGATTAAACACCTTCCAGTTAACCCATATTTCTTTGACAATTCATCGTTGCGCTCAACAAAACAGTCGTAACACAATCTTATTTTATTATCACTCCACGTGATTAAATTGTGTACCCGACAACATTCACTGCATTCATCCTCGTTTTCACATGCATCAGCATCATAATTGCAAATCGGAACATTTCTCAACCAAAATGAGTTTTTCATTAATTCTTTTGTTTTTTTAAGTCTAAGTTCATGACTCAGTCTAATTTCTTGGTCTTTTTTATATTCCATGTAAAATCCACATGGTTCATCATCAATGTTAAATAATTCTTTAAATTCATCCCACATATTTTTTTTGGCACACCTAAAAAATAAATAATTATCATCATCATTTTTTCTAACATCACATGGTAATCCACAATAACACAAAGGTAAATCTTTCAAAACATTAGTTGTTGGATATTCATAATCAATGTCAAATCTTACATATTTTCCACCTCTTATATTGGTCCAATTGTCTTTTTGATGAATCATTAAACATTCCGCGATTCCATTTTCGGCCATTCCATTGAATTCTTCATCATACCAAGTGGTGTCTTCATCGCAATTTCTATTCCAGCATCTCAATGTTTTCAACGCAGACGCAGACTTCCACTCAACAGTTTTATCATTTAAATACTCATTAATTTTTTCATTGTAGTGAATAAAATTGGAAATAACAGTTGTTTTGTAAATGGCAACTATTTTTTCTGGGGCATAAACTGATGTGTTCAATGTTTTTCCATTTTCAGATTGGTGTTCCCAAAATCTTCTATACAATCTTTTTGTGTGCCCAACATAATAATGGTTATCCTCACATTGCAAAATGTAAACCCATCTCATAGTAGTGTTATGCGTTGTATAAAATTTATCCTTTAATATAATTTGGTTACAATGATGCAGCGGCGTAGGTGCGTCGTATTTCGGGCACCAGTTTTGCGGCGGCGTCGCGTTTGGCGCGAATGTGCTGCATGATGGCTACCGCCTGCTGCGGGGGGCAGCACTCAGCCAGCGCCTCGCCCAAGAAGGACAGCGTGAGTGCGGGCGGCTGCTTCACGTTGAATGCGAATTTGAGCGTGCCGTCCTTGATTCGGACGGTGGCGTGCGAGAGATTATGGTCAGTCACGTGCGTTAAGATGCTGGATTCCACCTCGTTGCGGGAGTCGCGCAGCTCGCGCACCTGGTCATTGAGCTGCTTAACGGTGTTGTCAAGGTGCACCCAGCGCTGAATGCGCTGTTCTAACGACAGTCCCGACAACGTGAGTCCTGATCCGGGTTGTGGTTGAGCCATTGTTATTCTTTTTTGTTGATAAAAAATGTTTATATCGTTATTTTAATGTAAAGACACCCCAATGGGATGAGAGTCCTAAACACGATGTTTTTCTTAATGTGAGCATTAAGAAAATCAAATACTTTTTACACAAATGACTTATACGTTTACTGACCGCCGCAGCCGATCTCCAGAGGCACGCGCATGAGGTCGGGTGCGATGGTGGTGTTGTTCCAGGGGCCGACGTTGAGCTGGGGGTTGGGGGGCTCGGAGCGAACCTGGAGGTTGGCGTTGCGCAGGGTGTTGCCGATGGTGTCAATGCCGATGAGGGCGCCGGCGCTGAGGAGGTTGACTCCCTTAAGGTCGCCGGCACCGGCGGGGTTGAGCTGGGCCCATTGGCTGTTAACGTCCTTGGGCAGGAGCTCCAGGGGGTCCACGGTTTGCTGGGGGGTGCAGCTGGGGGGCAGGCCCTGCATGGTGGTGCTTGCGCCGCTGGCGGATGCGTATTGCACATTCTCTAAACCGGTTGAGGGGAACACGTTGCCGATGTCGGCGGTGTGCTGGCCGGCGGCCTGTTGGTAGTACTGATTGCGCTTTTGAGCCGACAATTTGTTGGGGTTAACGAGTTCCATGCCTTCGGATGAAGCCTTGTACTGTGACATTCCCCAATACAAAACGATTGCTCCTAAAAGTATCACAACAAAGTGATTTTTGAGCATGTATACTAAATTGTGCATTGTGATTTGTGTGTTATATAAAATTGATGATAAAATATTTTTTTGGTTTAAATTTTATTATTCGGTTGGGTCATGGTTTGGGTTTATGGTTCATGGGTTCATGGTTCATGGTTCATGGGTTCATGGGTTCATGGTTCATGGTTCATGGTTCATGGTTCATGGTTCATGGTTCATCATGAGTGTCATCATCCTCGTCAAATTCACTGTCACTGTCGTTGTCTTCCAACATGTGTGCCGATTTAATTTGTCTGGCCTCTAAATATGCTGCAATTGCATTTTTCTTAAAGTCTTTGGCTTTTTGTTTTGCGATGCGATACATGTTGTAATACACTTCAGTTGGTTTTTTCAGTTTTATGTGCGATTGTTCTAGTTCTTCTAAACAATCCAAATTCACTTCTTGCATTTCTTGCATTTGCATTGAATTGTTTGCATGGGGTGTGAATTTGTGTCCGGGGTCTTTACATTTTTCTGCCTCCTTTTCCTCTGCATCTTTCACAGACTCTTGCTCTTGTTGCTCTTGTTGCTCTTGTTGCTCTTGTTGCTCTTGTTGCTCTTGTTGCTCTTGTTGCTCTTGTTGCTCTTGTTGCTCTTGTTGCTCTTGTTGCTCTTGTTGCTCTTGTTGCTCTTGTTGCTCTTGCTTTTGGAACACTGGAAGCGCTTGCTCTTGTTGCTCTTGGAACACTGGTACACCTGCTGGGTTTGATTGTGCCAATTCTTTAATTGGTGGTGCTGCTGCAGCATGGGACATTGAAGAGGTGTGATTTGGTTTGCGAATGACGCACGATTGAAATATGGGCACATTGGCCACGAGCAGCACTTGTTTGAGCACCACTTCAAGCTGATAACTTCGCGCCGTGAATTTAATGCCCTGAAACTCAATCACCGTGTACATTTGGTGTTCCGGTTTAACGTGGTCAACTGACACGAGGCGCTCGTTTTCATCAAACACCGAGCACGAATGCGACCCGGACAACTGTTTTTGGATGTGGGCACGTATCAGATAGTGTTTGCCACCCTTGTACGGCCGAACGGGGGACGTGAATCCTGCCTCAATGTCCGATTTTTCTAGATCTCCCCCACTGAACCATATGTTTCGTTTTTCGTATATGAGGCGAACCGCATTTGTTTCCAGCGCCTCCAGCCATTCCAAAAACGCGACGTCGTGACTGCTAAACATGAGATCAATGTGGGGACGTTTGCCTGGCACCACGCCCTGTCGCGAAGTGCATTTCGGGGTTTGCACATAGAGGGGTGCATCTTTGCAATACAGCATGGCGAAGTAAGCGCCACCCTGAAGGCCGTTTGGAGGGGCTAAATGCAGCCGGGTGTGATCAAATGTGGCGTCTGGCAAATGAACGTGGTCCGTCATGAAATTGAGTGGGGTGGCTGTTGCAGCATTTAGAGAAAATAAACACGCAATAATGACGTATATTTTTTAGCACAATGATATAAAAAAGCAAACAACACCCCAATTTTAAAGATGATGAGAGAGAAGATAATTGACCAGTGCCTGCAAGTCATGAAACGGGATGACGTGAAACGGGAATTGAAGCAGTTGTTTCATCCAGTGATTGATTTGATCATGCAGGAAATTTATCCCTACATATATCTATCAGTGATATTCGTACTGATCAGTTTTTTGCTAACCCTGGGCATATTTGTGTTGCTGATGCGCACCTCATTTCAGGGTCGCCTGATGGCGTGTGATTGATTTGATTGATTTGATTGATTTGATTTTTTCAATCCATGTCAGCCAGGCCACTAATATTTTCTATGGCATCATCGGTTGGGCGAGTTCGCACGTCAACAAAATTGTTAAATATCACAATTGAGTGGGGCATGATTAGAATGAATAATAAAAGGAGCCAGGTGGATGTGTCCGTGTTTGACAAGTATGCCGACACATATGAAAACAAAAAACACAATTCGGGAATCACACAATACGCATCGGATGTCATTTCAACATGACCGGTGTTGATGATGGCAAGGTATTGTGAATTTAAAACGATGGACGCAATGTAAACCCCGGTCAACAAGCCCAACACCACAATTCCAAGTTTAATGGAGGTGGTTGATTCCGCAGTGTTCAGTTTTGATATTAGAAACCCAATGATGCACGCTAAATACAAGACAATGCAGGAATACATGATGATGGAAGAAACTGCGCCCAGGTTGGTGGTGACGACATCAAGGACCCCGTACTTAACGACGCACCCCGCTATCGGAAAAAATATTAACGATTTTAGCAATGTGTCATTGTTGATGGGCATGATTGCAATGATGATGCTAACTTATAATAATTATAATTATTATATATTTAAAAAAAACACAAATGATAAGATGACTTTCAACATTAAACAACTTCGGGTTAAAACAACTTAATCTTAAAATAATATAAATATATAATACTAAACCAATGAGCAAATATGTGCTGAAATCCGATCATCCATTGATTCCAAGAGAACAAACGTACGCGATTGATCGCAAGTTCATCACCGTTCATTCCGAAGATCGCGACATCAGCAAATGGCCCAATGCGAACCAGTTTGAGCTGCAGCTGCCGCAAACTTACACCAACGTGGAAACCATTGCGCTTGTGCAGTACAGTTTCCCCATTTATTACAACACGTTTTCAACTGAGAGTCAGAACACCAAGATAACGTTCATTGCGAACATTTCAATGACTGGATACGGTGAAACCAATCCGATCACCATAACCATTGGGAACGGATTTTACAGTCCAATCCAGCTGGCAGCCGAGATGCAAAATAAACTGAATTTGGCGGTGCAAGCGCTGCAATCGTCGCTTTCAGCCTATGCCAATTTCAAGGTGTTTTACGACGAAGTGCGGCAGCGACTGCTGTTTGGAAACACGCAAGACCCGTTCACGTTCATTTACGGTGCTCCTGAAAGCTATGCCAGCGAGCCCTGCAATTCGTCGTGCCCTCCTGGCCAATCGCAAACGCCGCAGCCGAGTGCCACCATCCGATGGAACCAGTACACCAATTGGGGGCTGGGGTACAACCTCGGATTTGTGAAATATTTGTGCGGCCAATGTGGATTTGACACCGGCGCCGCAAACACGTCCGCCGCTGCGCCAGTTCACACCAGTCAAAGCGTGTATTACACCAACACCACCGCATCCGCGATGGGGTACGAATGGCTGACCGTCGCACCCGGAGCAACGGGCTACGTGCTGGTTCCGCCAAATCCGCCCAGCTTGAACGGGGATTCAGCCATGTACATGGAAATTGATAAATACAATTACCAGGATGAAATGCAGCCGTATTCTGAAAAGACCAACAACAGCCGTCACAACGATTACAACGGGATAGTGAATGCAGCGTTTGCCAAAATTCCGATTCTGACAAAACCAACCAAAATCATTTCTTTGCTGGAGTATCAGTATGGTGATGAACCACAGGACACGGCGGAAGGCATGGTCTCGTATTTTCCTCCGCTGGACAAGTTGAGTAAACTCAAGTTCAAATTCCGGTATCATGACGGCACTCCCGTTGATTTTGGAGGGATGAATTTCAATTTTACGATTGCATTGTTTTGCTATCGCGACGAAATCGCGCGTTCCAAACAGCTGCGCATCCCTTACATGCAATAATGCAATAACACAATGCAATAATTCAATGATGACAAATTGCATTATTGCTATTTATTTTTTAGGTTTAACGGGAGTGATCGTGGCCCACGTGTCCAACAACCGCAGGTCGCACGTTTTCCAGTCTTCTTTGAACCCGCGCAGAGACACGAATGCGGGGGTCTTCATTTTGGGGTTTTTGTAATAAATGTAGGGACCGTATTGCCCGGTGCGCACGCTGGTGCTCGCATTGATTTCGCGCAAAATGGACGACGTATTTGTTGCGGATGTCACGACGGAGGATTCAATGCAACGCACCGCATCATCGTACGAGCACAGCACCTCATCCACGTCCATTGTGATTACTGCATTATTTGTTGAATCAGAATCAGAACCATGTGTTTTAGTTTTGTTTAATGACCGTTTCTGGTCGCCCCATGTCAAATACGGGCCATATTTTCCGGTGCGAAGAAACAGATCGTCGCCGTTGTATTTTCCAAGCAGCTTGCATAATTTTTTTGGTGTTGCATTGGCTGTGGTTGGTGTTGTGGTTGGTGTTGTGGTTGGTGTTGTGGTTGCATTGGTCGTGGTTGGCGTTGTGTGTTTGGAATTTAAATCATGCAGCAACCGGTCCACGCAGGACAGGCAGTCGCCGCACACGTCGCCCCACATTTTTTCACCCGAAGACACCTGGTCCAGCTGCTGCTCCATGCGCTTGGTGTAATTGTAATCAAACAGCTCGGCGAAATGGGTGCACAAAAATTCTACTACCGAGCGACCCAGCGGCGTGATGACCAGGCAGTTTTTTTCGTTGCCGAATTCGCGCTCTTCGGTGGACTGGGTTAGGACGCCGCCGTCCAGCTCATAGTTAACACAATTGACGCGGCGACCGGCGACGTCCTGTTTGACAACATAGCCGCGCTCCTGAATTTTGTGGACGAGGCTGGAAAACGTGGAGGGGCGCCCGATGCCGCGCTCTTCCAGCATGCTGACGAGGGACGCCTCCGAATAATGCGATTTCAGATCGCGAATGGTCATGCGGGACTGCAATTTATTATACTTTATCGCGGAGCCGGGAGCGATGACCTGCAGCAGAGCCCAGCCATTGGTCGCCGCGTCGTCTGATTTATTTTTATTGGGTGGGTCGGCAACTATGCGCCACCCTGCGAACTCGGTGCGCTCCACCGAATGTCGGTACTCGCGCTGGTCGGGAGCGCTGATGCGCGAAGTCAGCGTTGTTCCGGTGCACGGGGCCATGCACGTTTCGGCCGAGTGCCGCCAAATCATGCGATACAAACGCTGCTCTTTGGGAGTCATGGTGTCGGGCACGGCGGCACAGTGCAGCGACGTGACGTGCACCGCTTCGTGCGCTTCTTGTGGTTTCGGTTTCACGTCTTCTATGACCACGACAGCGTCATTGTCTGCCGTTTTGATTTCCTTTTTTCGTTTTATCACAATGCGTTTCTTTTTATCGGGCTGCGTGTCTTCTCTTGGTTCTGAGTCCATTTCCGAGGGGGGGCATCCTTTGTTGTATTGCTCGCCCCATTTTTCGGTGATGTAGGCGCGGGCGTGCTCCAAGAACGGCTCCGAATACGCGCGGCTGTCGGTGCGCGGGTACGTGATGTACCCCCCTTCATACAAATGCTGGCACGCCGCCATGGTGTCCGCCGGAGAAAGGTTGAGCTCGTTGCTGGCCTGCTGCTGCAATGAGCACGTGGTGAGCGGTTGCGGGGCTGCCTTGGAGAACGGGCGCACTTGCGGCGCGCAAATGACGTGCTTGAATTCGGCGGATGCGAGCAGGAATGCGGAGCAGGCTTCGGCGGCATCGTGCCCCTTGCTGAGCTCGTATTTCAAATTCAGCTTGGTGAAGTAGCCCGCGGTGTCAAAAATGACGGTTCCCTCGGCGGCGGCGTCAATGGCGCACTGGTTGTCGTGAATGAGGCGCAGGGCGGGGGTCTGACATCGCCCGGCCGACAGCGACGAGCCCTGAACATGGGCCCACAGAGTGGGCGTGATTTTGAATCCGACCAGCATGTCCAGCGCCTGGCGGGCGATTTGCGCGTGCACGGCGTCCATGCTGAGCGGCTGCGGCGACTGAATGGCGCGTTCCAGAGCGGGCTTGGTGATTTCGTTGAACACGACGCGCTTGGTGGTGGCAACGGGCAGGCCGAACAGGCAGCACGCGTGGTACGCAATGCCGGCGCCTTCGCGGTCGTTGTCCGTCATGAGATACGTTTCTTTGCACTCCGCAACGAGCGCCCGTATTTTCTCAATCTGGGCCTTCTTGGTTTCCACGGTGTGGAACTGGGGCACGGAGGCGAACGTGGTGTCAATGTCTTTCAACGAAGTCAGCTCCGTCATGTGCCCGAACGTGGCCACGCACACGTATTTGTCCGCGCCCAGATGAGACACGATGGTGCCGCATTTGGCAGGGGATTCCACGATGAGCAGGATCTTGTTTTTATTTAGGGGTTTAGAATGCGACATGAATTGTGTTGTGGAAACATATAATGCAATGCATTGTATATTTTATATTGATTTTGCACACATTTAAATCGGGTGCATTCGGGTTGCACGACGTCTTCGGCTCCGCATGCGGCGTCGCATTCGCCCGTGGGTTCGTCTTCGGCTACGGCCGCCATATCTTTTACTTGGTTCAGGTTTTGATTCAAATGTGTCATTTATAATTTTGGTGATTCCGATTTTATTAATGATTGAAATTAATACGGATGTCAAATAGGCATGATTGCATCTTGATGAGCACACTTGAAGCATGTGGTCTCTAAACATCGGTTTAAAATTTTCATTGATAAAAGAAATTAACGAATCCGTTGGTGCAGCCATTATGACAAGTTTATTGACAGATGGACCAAACCACCCAGATTTAAATTTCACACAACGACATTCATCGTTTTTGATTTGATTTACAATCATTTCAATCGTCTCTTTGTTTAACATCGCATTAACAAAATCATCTGGATCTTGGGAATCGCAATCGCATGCGAGTTGGCACGATTTAACCATGGATTCTGCAATGTGTGTTGCCAATAATTTAACAACAGTGTCGTCACTCATGTTTTTCCAAGCATATACATTGCATGCAATATTTTAATTATTAAATTCAAGGACCGTGCTGCGTTGCCTTGTACTGCTTCCATGACACCTTTTTAGGAGCGGGCAACGATTCTGATCCGGATCCGGATCCGGATCCGGATGATGATCCAGCATGTTGTTTGTCCAGCTTGTCGGATTTTTTTAGCGCGCTGTCAATGTAAATTTGTTTGAGCAGGTTTCCGACCTCAACCGACGCTTCGTGCTGCCCCACCTTGCCGTCTTCAATCATTTTTAGCACCCCCAACAACTGCCCCAAAATGGTCAAATCAATCTCATCCTTTTTGACCTTGTTGAAAATGTCGGTGTAAGTGTTGAACAAAAACCCGCACCGATTCACGCACATCATGTCAAACTGTTCGGGATGGGTTTTGGCCAGGCGCGCGTAGTCGCGCTTCAAATTGAGGAGGGTGCCGACATCCTCGTGGATGCGCATGCTGTGCCGCAGTTCGCGTATTTGCGAGGTGTTGTCGGCGGCATCATTTGCCTGAATCATTTTTTCCAACTGGAGACGGTCCATGCTGTTCATTTTAATAAATTTATATAAATTTATATTTGAAATGAAATGCTGTGAATTGTATGAATATAATAATATAGAACCAATTATTTAAATGCCTTTTTAAAAATATCATTACACTTTATAAGAACAGAACAATCCGACCCCAATCTATCAAACAAAATGACCCCGACTCCGACTGGCGGCAATCCATATGCAGCAACGATTGCTAAACCAAATGTGGTTCCTTCATCGGGTGGTGCGGCTGTACCAGCAAAGGTTTCCTCGGCGACGGGCGGCAGCATAATTGCTGCATCGCAACAACAAGCCGATAAGCAAAATGAGATGGTGAACCTCGGGTCCGGCATGAAAGTTAACGTCGGAGGATCCAGGCGACGCGACCATAAAAAGCGATCCAAGCGATCCAAGCGATCCAAGCGATCCAAGCGATCCAAGCGATCCAAGCGATCCAAGCGATCCAAGCGCGGAGGGAAGACAACGCCCACTTCATCTACAAACCCGACCGTGTCCGTTCCGCAATTTCAACAAGCTGGTGCAGCCGCAAATGGGAACATCTTGGGCAGCAATCAAGTGGCAATGAATGCAGGCGCGCAGGCAAAATTTGACAACCCTAAGGCACCGCCATCAAACTACAAGGTGAATTAAATGCTGAATGAATGATGGAATCGGAATCAATAAATCCAAATACAAAATAAAATTATATTTGGATTTTATAGTGTGTGCATTCATAAACATAATTTAACTTAATAAATGGACGACGCCGCAGTTCCAGTCGCCGCAGTTCCGGCCGGATTGGCGGACCAGTTCGGATCCGATCCGCCATCAAAAACATCAACCTATTTGCAAGCCCTTTTAATTATATTGTATTATGTTGGAGTAAATTTCGGCATAACCATGCTGATTTTCATGAAGCACGTTAAAAACAATTGGCCATTGTACAAGTGTAGCACGAATTACATGATGTTTGCATCATTTTTTGGATATGACACCGAGACCAATTTCAAGCAGTGCATACAAACCATGCAGTCAGGGTACATGACGATACTGATGGAACCGGCAAATTATTTGATGGAGGCGACCACCAGCACAATTGGCGGGTTGACATCCAGCTTGAATGATGTGCGCGGGTTCATGAATGATTTTAGACTCAATTTAACGGGCAATATTCAAAACATTTTTGGAGTATTTTTGAACATGCTCGCCCAACTACAATTGATGGTGATCAAAATTAAGGACATGATGTCGCAAACCATTGGCATTATGACGACCATGATGTACACATTGGACACCACCATCAAAACAATGCAAAGCGCGTGGGCCGGTCCCATCGGTCAAGTTGTGCGCGCATTGTAAAATTGCGCAGCACTGGTTCTGGTTCTGGGTCTGGTTCTAGCAGAACCATTAAAAGAAATAAATAAATGCACATTTAGGCATGGAATGCTGAAAAACAAATAATGACATTTAATAGTAAGCACAAGTAATAATAAATAAGAAACAATGGATGACGCACAAAACCCAACTGCATGGTTGAGATTTTTATACAAAAACAAAACACACGATGATTACGTGTATGACGTGGGATGGACGGCCATTCTCATTTTCATGTATTGTTGCGCACGAGCATATTTGAACATACGGGCGAATGCAAAAGTCATAAACAACAATTGGGTAAAATATCGGTGCAATCCGGCATACATGCCATTTGCGGGAATGATCATGAAACCGAATGGGTCATTCAATGACCAGATTAAATACGCAAACGTCAATTTTGAATACTGCACGCAACAAATGTTGAAAGACATATCGTCTGGATTCATTGAACCGATATATTATGCACAATCGGTTGTGACCAGCATTCTGCACGGAATCGCAAACGTGCTGAATGACATGCGAATGCTGATCAACAACATTCGGACTGCAATGTCATCCATCATTGCGGACATAATGGGTCGCATACTCAACGTGATGCAGCCCGTGGTCATGATGATAATTAGTGCACGGGACATGATGGGAAAAATACAAGGCATCATGACAACCGCGTTGTACACATTGTATGGAACATATGCCACAATTCTGTCCGGGTTAAGATCCATATTTGAAATAATCGTGATCATTCTGATTGCAATGGCTGCGGCAATTGTGTTGCTTTGGATTGCAGTGGGAATTGCGGCGGCATTCGGCCCGTTCGGGATTATTCCGATGATGATTTCAACCGCCGCCGCAACGGTGCTGACCGCAATTTTTATTGGAATCGCAATTCCATTGGGCATCATTGCGAATTTCTTGGCAGAAACCATGCACATCAGCGGTCTGTCGGTTATTCCATCGGTGTAAAAGCAATGAACCCTTGGATTGCGGGGGGGGGGGATTGTTGTGAATTGTTTAGGCAAATCACCTGAAGCGCATGGATTGGATTGGATTGGATTGGATTGGATTGCCAATTGCAATGATTGACAATTTGCGATAAAAATATTTATATTTTTATTATATATAATCGTCATTTCAAACTTAATAAACTTAGCCGACATAACAAAATGGAATTAAAGATTATGGGATGCAATGTTCGCGTTGAACATTTGGTGCTGTTTGTGATAATCGGCATGGTTCTGGGTGGGCACGTGTTTTGCAGTTGCACCTCGTTCACGATGAATGGCATGTCGTCCAACGCTGGCAGCATTATTAAGGAGGCTTTTTCCCAAAACACGTTGGGCTCGGACGATTACGGCGCTCCCATAAATTACACCATGCACTCCGGCCTTCCCAACGGAGGCTGGGTGAATGCGGCGCGCAATTATGCGAAAAACGTTGGCAACCAAAACAACGTCAAATCGGGCCAGTATTACAAGGGCGGCCCCATTCCGCTTCCACCCGGCGAACTCCTCATTTTTGCGGAGAATGAGGTAAAACCCGAGTGCTGTCCCAGTTACTATTCCTCCAGCACTGGATGCATTTGCACCAGCCAAAAACAGTGGGATTATTTGAACCAGCGCGGTGGAAATCGCACATTCAACACTGAATTTTGATTTGCGTGGGGATGAGTTGATGCGTTGATGCGTTGATGCGTATTTTTGATTGTTTGGTTTGTTTTAGTTAAAAGTTTTATTATTGATGTATTGTAATAACTATACATCATTTGACCCATGTCTGTCATATTCGTGTTTTATGTTTTGTTTTTTGTCGCATTGTTGTTGTCGTTTCATCATTACAAGTTGTACAAAGATGACAAATACAGAACGTACATTAAATTGTTCATAGCATCAAACGTGCTTTTTACCATATATGTCATTTTCATTCAGATACAACGCAATCGCGAAGAAATATTGAATTCTAATACCGTTTTTTACGAGAAAATAATGTCAAATCTGTTTGACGACACGTTGAAAATTTTTAGAAAAAACCCCAAAATGAAATATTTTTACGATGATTTATTTAACAACTCCAACTCCAACTCCAACTCCAACTCCAACTCCAACTCCCACATGAATTACCATATGAACATGAATCCCGTTCAAAGGGACCGAATGATGGAACAAAATATCACTTACACCATAATGTCTGCATTGGCAAATTATTCCGTGTTTTATTATTCGCACGTGGACGTGGACGACTACAAGGAACTTGTGATAAATCAAAGAGACCGAGTGTTGCAAATTGTGACGCAGTTTTTAAAATCCGACATTTTTAAGGAAAACGCTGCAAAATGTCTCAATGATTTTGCAGGAGTGAATCTTATAAAATTTTTCAAGGAATTTTTCAACATGGTTCCATCTAAATCAGACAACAAACCACACGCGTGAACGCATTTCTGTTCATTTAATTTTATATTTTGTTTGTTTTTACTTTACAACAGTTCAAAATGTAAAAAAATTATATATTTTTATTATCGGACACACCAATATTAATCCATCCATCCATCCATCCCCATAAAGTCCTAAAGATACATGTTGATGTTGGCGCGATCGGCATCTCCTTTTTTGATCAGTTTGTCCACCACTTCGCGGGTGACATTGTATGGGAATGAAACCTCCAGGCACAACGACGTGTCTTTGTCATCAAACAGCTGCGTTCCGGGGCGCATGAGGCGATACAGGTTCAGCTTCGTGTAAATGATTTCCAAGCAGCGTTTCAAGTTGCGCACACCCGCCTCCTTGTGCGTGTAATGTTCAACGATGTATTCTATCACGGAATCGGGAATGATGATGTCGCCCTCTTCAAACGCGACCTCGGTGCAAATGTGCGGAATCAAGTGGTGCTGTGCAATGTACGTCTTGTCCTTGTTGCCGTAGCCCGTCGTCCGAATTTTATACATGCGATCCAGCAGCACGGGATTCACGCGGCTCTCGTCATTGTAGCTGAAGATGAACAAGCACTTGCTGAGGTCAAATGCCACTTCGGAAAAGTACTTGTCGTGGAACTGCGAATTCTGCGACGTGTCGGTCAAGTGCGTCAGGATGCCGACGATTTCCTCGCCCTTGGATGTCTCGCTGATTTTGTCCAGCTCGTCAAAGTAAATGACGGGATTGCTGGATTTGCAACGGATCAGAATGTCCACGATTTTGCCCCACATGCTGCCCTCATACGTGTAGGAGTGCCCCTCCAGGAAGCTGCTGTCGGTTGCGCCACCCAGAGCAATGAATGCAAAATCGCGGCCCAGAATCTTGCTGATGCCTTCCTTTACGAGCGACGTCTTTCCCGTGCCCGGGGGTCCGTGAATGGCCACAGCGGTGCCGATTGCAGCCGGGTTTGCAATCCACTGCCCGACCATCTGCATGATCTGCATTTTGGCGTCATTCAGACCGTACACCGCGGTGTCCAGACGATTTTTGGCATTGATCATGAACTCGTGGCACCGATCCACACCGTCTGAAATGGTGAGCGGCAGATTCTTGTTTTTGCCAAACGGGATTTGCATGAAGGCTTCCACCCAGTTCTTCAACTTGCAGTATTCGCCGCATCCGGGTTCCATGTATTGCAACATGCCCACCTTGCGAATCGCAACCGCCTTCATGTCGCGCGGAATGTCGGATTCCAGCAGAGTCAACTTGTACGGCTTTTCAATTGCAGTGACCTTTGCGACTGCATTCATTTCTTCAATCAGCGCGCGCTGCTCTTGAATTGTGAGGTGCTTCTTGAAATATTCCAGGTCATTCGTGGAGTTTTTTTTGCGCAGCAATTTGCGGAACTTCTTGGAATTTCGGCGTTTCTGATTGTACGTCAGATTGTCCAACTCCTTTCTGATTTTGTCCTCGGATTGCTTGAGCGTTTGCAACTGTTTTGCCACAACGCGGTTCGTCTTGTCTTTGACCAGCATGTCTTCATACGTTGTGCGCAATGACTGCATCATTTTGATTTCATCGGTACATTTTTTCTGAAGGGTTTCCAACTCGGCTGGATCGCAGTCATCGTCATCGTCATCATCAGACGAAGAGGAATAGTAGCTGTCATCGTCATCGTATTCGTCATCATCGTATTCGTCGTCATATTCATCATCGCTGCCGTTGCTGCTGTTGCAAGAATCAGAGCACTCGTCATCGGTGCATCCTGGAACGTAGTCGTCGTCACTGTCATCATCATCGTCGTCACGCGGTTGCACAATGTCACGCGGTTGCACTGTCTTGCTGGAACCGAAATCAAGCCGTTTTGAAATGTCGGTGTCCGCGGATGGTTTGGGCTCAACATGTATGATGATGTTGAAATTTTGTTTTTGTTTGTCATTTTTCCGTTTTTGAAGGGGGCGTTTTTTGGGTGCATTGGGTTGGCTTGCATTGGGTTGGCTTGTCTTTGGCGGCGTAACGGGCGGCGTGGTTGTGGTTGTGGTTGTGGTTACTGGATTTGTTTGGGGTGTTTCTGAAAACGCAGATGCAATGATTGCTTGTGCTATCGGATCATCATCTTTTGCGCGGGTTATGGGCTCAGTCGCGGGTTTAGTGGAACGATTACGAGTGCGAAGGCGAGGGCCCGCTTCAAGCGCGGTCACTTTTTCTGACATGTATTTGGATGGGAACATGTCAGATAACAACCGATTCACTTCCAGGCGATCATATTTGGTTGCTTTTGCGGCGGTTGCTTTTGCGGCGGTTGCTTTTGCGGCGGTTGCTTTTGTCAATGACGCAGCAGTGGATTGGGAGGGTTTGACTTCTGTGGTGGCATCATTGGCATTGGCATTGATGCCCACCAATTCATTCTCCACTTCATTGTCGGTTGCATCACTTTCAGGCGAGGAGGGGGGTTGGGGCGCGTTGGGATCTGGCCCATTCGCATGGCCCTTGCATGATTCTTCCTTTTTTTTGGTTGTCTTGGTGGATTTCTTCGGAATGGTTGAGATGTGGATGGGCATGCCTTGTGAGTTAGTTTCATGCATTGTGTTTATATTTGATTTTTTGTTTTCAATTTTTTTCATTATGTTAAATCAAATTTCATTCAACCCATTATGGTTCGATTGCATTTCATTTCATTTCAATAAAAATTGATTGCAAAACAATCTAAATATTATTTGGTTAGTATAAGGAGGATTCTATCATTTACGCGACATAACACACTCTCACAAGCGGCAATTAACAATTAACAATGACATCATCCATGTCATCATCATCATCATCATCATCCAAGCCCCGCGTGTCAAAGATTGTCGGAATTCAGTTTAGCATGTTGTCTCCGGATGAAATAAGAAAAGGGTCGGTCACTGAAATAACGAGTCGCGACACGTATGTGGGCAACAAACCCGTCATCGGCGGATTGTTTTGTCCCTACATGGGCGTGTCTGAGCCTGGCATGATTTGTCCCACGGACGGTCTGGACTACATGAACACCCCCGGGTATTTTGGTCGCATTGAGTTGGCTGCGCCCGTGTTTTATTACCAGCATTTGGCCACCGTGCACAAGATTCTGAGATGCGTGTGCCTGAAATGCAGTCGTTTGCTCATAAACAAGGAAGAGCACAAGCAAGCGTTGAAAATGTCACCCGACGAGCGCTGGTCATACGTTTTCGGCGTGGCGAGTAAAGTCAAGCAAGTCAAGCGCTGCGGCGACGAGAATGAAGACGGGTGTGGCTGTCTCATGCCGAAAAAAATCAGAAAAGATAATTTGGCAACCCTGATTGCGGAGTGGGACAGCGACGGCATCAAAGGCATGTCGGAGGAAGACGCCAAAAAAATGAACATGCTGCTCACCCCCGAAATTGTTCTCAAGATCTTTCGCCGGATCAGCGACGACGACGTGTCGTTCATGGGGTTCAGTCCCGCATTTTCACGCCCGGATTGGATGATTTGTCAAGTGCTGGCGGTTCCCCCGCCGGCGGTGCGTCCTTCCATCAAAATGGACGGCCAGCAGCGCAGCGAGGACGACCTCACGCACATCATCGTGAACATCGTCAAGGCAAACAAGACTCTGCAGGAGAAAATCCGGGACGGGGCGCAGGCCAACATCATCGCCGACTGGCACACGGTCCTGCAGTATTACTGCGCTACCCTCGTGGACAACAACATTCCGGGCGCGGCACCCGTGGCCCAGCGGTCCGGTCGTCCGCTCAAGTCCATCAAGGAGCGTTTGAACGGCAAGGGCGGTCGCGTGCGCGGCAACCTGATGGGCAAGCGCGTGGACTTTTCGGCGCGTTCCGTCATCACGCCTGACCCCAATCTGTCCATTCGCGAACTCGGCGTGCCGCTCAAAATTGCGAAGAACATCACGAAGCCGGTGGTGGTGAACGACATGAACCGTCGGGTTCTGACCAAACTCGTGCGCAACGGGCCGGAGGAGTACCCGGGTGCGAAGATTCTGGAGCGCAAGGGCGGCGAAAGCATTTCGCTGCGGTACGCCGATCGCGAGAACATCGTGCTTTACAACGGCGACATCGTGCACCGGCACATGATGGACGGTGACGGCGTCCTGTTCAACCGTCAGCCCACGCTGCACCGCATGAGCATGATGTGTCACATTGCGCGCATCATGTACCAGGGCGACACCTTTCGCATGAACGTCGGCGACACCAAGCCCTACAATGCGGATTTTGACGGCGATGAAATGAACATGCACATGCCGCAGGACGAGGAGGCCGAGGCAGAGCTGAAGAACCTGGCAGCCGTCCCGTATCAAATCATCAGCCCGGCGAAAAATCAGTCCATCATCGGCATTTTCCAGGACTCGCTGCTGGGGTCATACCGTTTTACGCGCCCCGGTGTTTCATTTACGCCGCGCGATGCCATGAACCTGCTGATGGCGTACAATGGCGTCAACGAGGGGCTGTTTGCGGGGCACGCGGAGCGCATCACCAGCTTCCAAATCCTGTCGCAGATCATGCCGGCGTTCACCATGAAGTACAAGACCAAGGGCTTCGGAGAAAACGACGACTTTGCGACTTCTCCCGGTGTCTTAGAAATTGTGGACGGCAAGTATTTGCGCGGGCAGCTGGACAAGGACGTGCTCGGCGGAGGCAGCAACGGCCTCATCACGCGCACGTGCAACGACTTCGGCAACATGGCGGCATCCGACTTCATTGACAACCTGCAGAACATCGTGACGGAGTACATGAAGGGCAGCGCGTACAGCGTGGGCATCAGCGACTTGATTGCGAATCGCAGCACGAACGAGCAGATCACGCAGTCCATCACTTCCAAAAAGAAGGAAGTGAAGAACCTCATTGACCAGACGTACCTCGGCATCTTTGAGAACGCGACGGGCAACACCAACGAGGACGAGTTTGAGTTCCAGGTCACCAACATTTTGAACAAGGCCACGAACGACTCGGGTAAAATCGGGTTGAAGAGCTTGGACAAGGACAACCGCTTCGTGACCATGGTCAAGGCGGGTTCCAAGGGCAGCGATCTGAACATTTCGCAGATGATTGCGTGCCTCGGACAGCAGCTCATTGACGGCAAGCGCATCCCCTACGGGTTTGAGAACCGCACGCTGCCGCACTTCACGAAATACGACGACTCCCCGGGCGCGCGCGGCTTCGTGGAGAACTCTTTCATTTCGGGGCTCACGCCGGAGGAGCTCTTCTTTCACGCCATGGGTGGTCGTGTGGGTCTCATTGACACCGCTGTGAAATCCGTGACATGGGAAACGCCCGTGATTGTCGTTGAAAACGATGAGCCCAAATACGTCAAAATTGGCGAATGGATTGATGCGCACATTTCGTCGGCCTCATCCTCATTAGTGCAGCGCATGACGGAGCAAAATATGGAATATCTGGAGCTGGATCATCCCGTCAAGATCGTCACAATGGACTACGATGGCCATGTGTCTTGGGAAACCGTGAGTGCAGTCACGAGACACGACCCTGGAGAAAAATTGTACAAGATCACGACTCATGCTGGGCGCTATGTCACCGTCACTGCAAATAAATCACTACTGGTGTGGAATGCGGAACTGGGTCAGTTTCGCGAGAAATATACGGATGAAATCAAGGTGGGAGATTTTGTGCCAGTTGCGAAGAAAGTCAGCGACTACCGTGAAGAGAAAGGTGATTCAGATGCTGAATTTGAACGCGGCAGAAGCGCTGGCAATTCCATTGAAAATCGCATTCCGGTTGAGTCGTATGTCGCAGGAAAAGAATACATCAAGGGTCTCATCACATGCTACTTTTCAAAACATGCACTCGTATCACACGAGTCGTCCACAATTGAATTCACGTCTGGTGAAAATCGTCTGGTAGAAGACCTTGCGTTCATCTGTTCTCGTTTAGGCATTCACGCCGAGGTTTCCATCGTGGATGATCAACCTGCTTGCCGGCATTCAATGCTGACAATTCGTGGATCAAATGCACAACAATTTGCACATCAAATTACACTTGATGATGAAGAGAAGGATCAAATTTTGAAATCCATTCTTCCATGCTCTGACAGTCAAAGTGTTATCAACGATGTGGTTCTGGATGCAATTGTCAGCATTGAACCAGTTGACCCTGCGCTGCATCCCAAGATGTATGATTTGACCATTCCCACCACGCTCAACTTTGGCTTGGCGAATGGGCTCCAAGTGCGCGACACATCTTCCACTGGATATATCCAGCGCCGACTCATCAAGGGCATGGAGGATTTGAAGATTGAGTACGACATGACGGTGCGCAACAACAAGGGCCGCGTCATTCAGTTCAGCTACGGCGAGGACGGCATTGATCCCGTGAAAGTGGAGAGCCAGATCATGCCGCTGGTGAACCTGGGCCTGGACGAGATTTACGCGCACTACCACATGCCGAGCAGCGACCCGAAGGACGTGGTGTTCACCGCGGCATTCACCAAGGGCGTCATTTCGCGCATGAAGAAGCAGAAGGCCGAGAACGACGCCAAATGCAAGCACTGGATTGACTTCATGATTGAGCAGCGCGAGAAAATAATTGCACGCGTTTTTCGCAGCAAGAACAACGACCGCGTGTTCCTGCCAGTGGCATTCGCCCACACCATCAACAATGTGAAGGGTCTGCAGCAAATCAACAACAACTCCATCGTGGACATCACGCCCTTGGAGGCGTTTGCCATGATTGAGGCGGCGTACAAGCGCCTGGAAAGCATGCACTACTGCGCACCCACCCAGCTGTTCAAGGCCATGTACTTCTACTACCTGTCGCCGAAGGACCTGCTCATGGTGAAGCGCTTCAACAAGAAGGCGCTGTCCGTGCTGCTGGAAATGATCGTGCTGAAATACAAGAGCTCGCTCATTGCGCCGGGCGAAATGGTGGGCATGATCAGCGCCCAGAGCATTGGTGAGCCCACCACGCAGTTGACGCTCAATAGCGTGTCATACGACACACGCGTGATGTTGCGAATTGACGGGCAAATCAAAGTCCATCAAATTGGAGAATACATTGACCAATACATTGAAAAGGCGGAACGCATGGAAGATCATCCAAATGACACAAAGCTTGGATACATCAATGCGGACGAAGATGTGTTTGTTCCATCAGTTGATGCATTGGGCATTACGAGTTGGAAGCGCGTTGAAGCAGTCACGCGTCACCCGGTGGTGAATGTGGATGGAACGAACACTGTGCTGCGAGTCACAACCGAAGATGGCAGACAGGTCATTGCAACGAAGGCAAAATCATTCTTATCCATTGATGCCAAGAACCAATTGGCTGCAACGAATGGGTCAGACCTCAAGATTGGTGATTACATTCCGATCAACCAGAGGGCGTTTGAAATGCCAGAAAACGATTCGTTTGATGTGTCTATCATTTTGAAAAAATCAGAGTATTCATTCGGGAGTGAAATAATGAAGGCATTGTCGTATTGTCATGAACGAAACTGGTGGGCAAATCATGCCAACATTGATTTCGTGGTGCCTTATGCACGAAGCGACTCGTTGCTTGAAGCCACAAACGGCAAATGTCGCCAGGGTGCAAATACAAAACAATCATTTGAGACAGGCATTGTGTATTTGAAACACAAAGGGAAACAATCAAGAATTCCAGAAAAAATACCATACGATTTTGAGTTCGGTTATTTGATTGGTGCATATTGCGCAGAAGGATGCATCACAAAAACACAAATCTCAATTTCAAACAACGACGTGAAATTCTTTGAACCCATCAATGCATTAATGCTTCGTTGGGGCATCACCACGAAGTATTACGTTGTTTCAAACAAAAATGGTCAAGAAGGATGGACCTCATCTGATTTGAGAATTTATTCAAAACTGCTGACTGAAATATTGAATTCACTGTGCGGAAAAGGTTCTGACAACAAATTCATTCATCCCGAACTCTTGAATGGGAACAAAGAATTCATGCGCGGCGTGTTGAGTGGTTATTTCGGTGGAGATGGGGCAATTGACAAAAAAACAAAATACATTAGTGCGTACAGTGTTTCCAGAAAATTACTTGAAAACCTTCAAATCATGTTGGGGTTTGGATTTGGAATTTACAGCAAAATAACCAAACCAACCAAATGTGAAACAAACAACCGTGGTAGCAAAAACATATTGCAAGGATACACCATTTGCATCAAATCCGATGGTGCTGTCAAATTTGCAAATGAAATGCGTTTGTTCATTGATTACAAACAGGCCCGATTGGATGAAATGGCAAAAGCATCTACTAAATCATCAGAAGTGAATGATGTCATTCCCACATTTGTGCACAACGGAAAGGTGCACACAAACACGAATCGCAAAAAACTGGCATCCATCATTGGAACCAACCCATTCCCCGACATTCGCTTTGACAAGATTGTCAGCATTGAAGAAATTCCAAACCCGACCGAATGGATGTATGATTTCACGGTTGAAGAAACACGCACATTCATCGTTGAAAATGGCATGGCATTGTTCGACACATTTCACACTGCAGGCAGCGGTGTTGCCATGAAGGCAAACGTGACGCGCGGTGTGCCCCGCATTGAGGAGCTGCTGTCCATCACCGAGAACCCGAAGAACTCGTCGCTCACCATTTATCTGAAGAAGGACGAGGAGACCGACTGCGAGCGCGCCAAGGAGCTGATTGCGCAGATTGAGCTCACGCAGCTGAGCGAGTTGGTGGAGAGCATCTCCATTTGCTTTGATCCCGACGACCTGAACACGCTGATCCAGGAGGACCGCAGCACGATGTTGCAGTATTACGAGTATCAGCGCATGCTGAACGAGTGCGCGGGCATAGACGCCCCTGATGCCGAGGCCGATCCCAATGATTCGGCGCGCTCCAAGTGGATCATCCGCATGGTCATGAGTCGCGAGGCCATGTTGGACAAGCGCATCACCATGGACGACGTGCACTTCGCAATTAAGAACAGCCACGGCGACGACGTGAGCTGCATTTACGCCGACTACAATGCCGACAAGCTGGTGTTCCGTCTGCGCATGAACAACATCAACGGCAAGAAACCGCTGAAGCCGAAGGAGAACCCGCTGGACCAGTCGGACAAGATTTACCTGCTGAAGGCGTTCCAGGACCAGCTGCTGAACAACATTGTGTTGCGCGGCCTGAAAAACATCAAAAAGGTGACGCTGCGCAAGCTGATGGACACGCTGCACAAGGAGGATGGCGCGTATGTCAAGAAGGAGACGTGGGTTTTGGACACGAAGGGGACCAACTTGATGGACGTGCTGGCGCTGGACTACATTGACGTGAATCGCACGATCAGCGACGACATTCAGGAGATTCACAGCGTGCTGGGAATTGAGGCGGCGCGCGAGGCGCTGCTGACCGAGATGACGGGCGTGTTTGAGAACGACGGCACGTACATCAACTACCACCATCTGAGCCTGCTGTGCGACCGCATGACGGCAAGTTCCCACATGGTGTCCATTTTCAGGCACGGAATTAACAATGACAACATTGGGCCGATTGCCAAGGCGTCATTTGAGGAGACGCCGGAGATGTTCCTGAAGGCGGCGCGCCATGCGGAGCTGGACCAAATGCGCGGAATTTCAGCGAATGTGATGTGTGGGCAGGAGGGTTATTACGGCACCAGCAGCTTTCAGGTCATGCTGGACCTGCCGCAGATGATTGCCAAGATGGAGGACGTGGCGTTCCAGGCGCAGAACGAGCAGGAGGAGATTGCGGAGGCGATGGGCTCGGCCGCCATGGACACGAGCGCGTGCGCGTTTGAGAAGCTGACCATTGAGTCCAATGTGGGCAGCATCCAGAAGGTGGATTTGGGTCATGGCGCCGACAATTACAACGTCGGGTTTTAATGACAATGCAATGGCTTTGCAATAAAATTGCAATAAAAATGAAAAATGTTTGTTCACTTTACAAAATCATTTAGCATAAAATATTTTTTATGCTCAATTATATAACAATTATATAAGTCACACATACCCATGGATAACCAAAAACGAAAACGAGAGCATTCCCGAAAAATGGATGCGCTGGTGATTGGATGCGCACTCGGAATGGGGTGCGACGAAGCCGAATTGGTGAGGTTGGCAGTCAACTATGCGCATGAATTTCGGTGTCCGTATGCGCTGTCATCCGTTCACATGCGGTCTCTGGAAACGAGCGCCGAACGGGATGCGGCCAAGCAAATGGAAGCCAGGGTGAACAAGGTCATCACCAAAACAATCCAACGCGAGAGACCCATGGGTGCAATGGGTCGGATGGCAATGGAGAGGCTTTCATCGCAACCGACCCCGAATCTACGGACTGTACTGCGCCCGTGCAAATGCACCGGACCGCATCAATCCCCCAACTGCAAGATGCATCCTGCGTTGTGCAAAACCACCGTGCATTCTTTGACAAGAACGGTTCCGCGCAAGCCAAAGACACCGTCGCCTAAAACCAAAAAATCTCCACCCAAGCACGACAATAAGCATGGTGGAAAAAATAAATCCAAATCAAAGCGACGTTAAGGCATGTGTGTCACAGTTTGTATAACGGATACTTCTTTGGTGTGATAATTAAACAATTTAAATGGATTGTATTTTTTTAATGGAAAATAATTGCAACTCAATGGTCTACCATCACCATCGTTGATGTCGGGATTGTCATTGGTTTGATTGCAACAATTGCATATCAAAATGTATTTAAACTTTTTGCATGCAACCAAATAGTCTAAAAATGTATAAATGTTTGTCAAAGACCAATGTTGCACTACATCTTTCAATATGCACAAATCGCCATCAACAATGCTTTCTTTGTTATTGCAAAAATCCAGATGAAAGAACGAATATTTGGGCAATGCATGTTGGGTTGTGTTGTATTCTATTACCTTTTTGTATGCGTCATACCCAGTGTATTTTACATCCAAGTCATCATATATCAATTTCCCACATCTGAAATCTCCACATCCCAAATCAACTACATTTTTCACATTTTGATTAATAATGAATTGTTTAAGAAAAGGAACATATGTGTTTTTATTGTAGTCAACATCACTTCCTCCGCCACTGCTGCCCTCGTATTCGGTTGCATTATTATTGCCCCAAAGTTTGGTTTCATACACATTTGTGAAAATTTTTTCCATCATGTTATTTATTTAATAATAAATAAATAAAATAAATAAAACGCAACGAAAAACGAATAAAATAAATAAAATGTCTAAACCCAGTTGCCACCCATCCCGTCAATGATGGCCTCTGCACCGTGATACACGGTTTCGGCGCCGTGCACAATGGCTCCGCCGTACTGGTGGTTGTGAATGTCCTCCACCGTGGAAATGCCGTCGCTCAGCGCTTCGGCGCCGTTGCTGATGGCGCCGCCGCCCGCAATTTGGCCAATGATGTCAATCCCGTGCTCAACTTCGGGGGCAGTAAAGTGCATTTGTGATTTGTGAAAGTTATTAAGTTATTGAATTGGATTATGTTATACTACAATTCAATATTTTAATTTTATCCATTCCTGGTGCATTTTCATTCGTCTTCTTTGGCCATAGCCGCCGCGTCTGCCACTGATTTTAATCCAATCCGTTTTTTAACAACAGGCACGTATCCGGCAATGAATTCCGAAACGGGAACAACGCCGACCATTAGCTGGGCTGCAACTTGTTCCACAAACGCGCCATCGGTGCATTGTCCAAGAGCGAATTTCATTTCATCCGCGTCAGTGTGAACGATGCTGTATGTCGGGGCAACATCTCGTCTGCGTCCCATCGTCGCAACATAATAAAACACGGCATTGGTTTCATCTTTGTTTGGTTCCTGATACAGCACCAAACACGCGCGCTGGTTTTCAACCAACGGGTACTGAATTTGCGCTGAAAAGAGAACGACGGGAATGCGGAAATGCTGTGCCAGAATCCACAGGTCCAAGTGCGTCATGTGGTGAAAAGGGTTCATGATAAAATCCTGCGAGTTGGATGCCAGTGTGGTGCGATTGGCGGTTATGTGTTTGTAATAGTTCATCATTTGCACTTTGTGGGTGCGCATCAGCTCAGCATACTTGGAGACCAGAATGGCCTTTAATTCGCGCACATCTGCACCCGCATATTCGTCCCGTTCTTCTCGCATCATGGAAAGGAATGCATCAAACGTGCACTCCCCTGATGCATTTTCAAACGCCATGACATTCGCCGTTTTTGGAAAATAACGCGCAGCGGCTCCGGACAATGACTTCATTGCAACCGGCGCACAAAATCTGCCAATTTCTTCTTCTTCTTCTTCTTCCTCAGCTCTGGGTCTCGCGACAACTCCAGGCTCCATTGCACCAACGTACTTGCTGGACGGAACTTCACCGGGATTCAGTTCCGGATTTGAAGTGTCAAACGTGCTGTATCGTGCGAATCGGTTCATGGTTCCTGCCCCCGGTTCCAGGTGGTCAAAATAGTGCTCCAGCTGCGAGTGCAGCAAAATGATTTCGTTGTCGTGCAAATCGTAGGGCATCGGCATGAGCGACGTGAATGCGGACGAAGCCGACAAGATGAACCGCCGAATGCGCGTGTATCGTAGCAGCTCGTCGGCCAACTTGCCGTAATAAAACGTGCGGTTGTCAATGCCGTTGATAAGATTTTTGTGCGGCAAAATGAGGCTGCAGTCTCCAACGGGATTCGGATTCACGGTGGTGCGCAAGCACGTGTTTGGGCCGTGTTCAATCCGATTTTCGGCAGTGATGCACCGCATAAATGCGGTGGAACGGGGTTTAAACTCGTGTTCCGAAATGAACGCGTCCAGCACGGCGTCTGACATCATCGTGAAGTGGATAAACGGATCACCCATTTCTCGGCAGATTTGCATTATTCCGCGAATTTTGTCCTGGTGGCTTGTTCCGTGTCCGTGCACAATGTCTTCCAGCCGTTTCTTTTTGTCCATGTTTTTTATTTTGTTGATCATGATGCGCATTGAATTGCGAAACAATTCATACATTTCGGTTTCCAATTGAATGCGCTGCACGTATCTTACCCGGGCAGTGTCGTCCACATGAGACCCGGTTTGCACTTCCGCGTCGGCGGCATTGGGATTCGGCGTGTTGTATGCTATAACGTCCAGCGGTTTTACTCCGACCGGATGCTGGATCAGCGGTTCCGCAACGTGCGGCCGTATTTCCATGAACTGGTTGGTTTCGGTCATCACGCCTATGAGATGGCCGTCATCAATGACTTGGATGCGCGGCAGGCACGGAATCTTCGCCTTCGTTTCTTTGCTGATGAATGCGAGGAACTGCAGCGTGTCTTCGTACGACCCCCAAATCTCGTGATCGTCCATCATGACAAGATCCATGTCCGTGTCCGCGTCCAGCGGTGATGCGGCGGTCATGACAATTCCGGAGTAGAGCCGGTTGTTTTCTTTCGGGTTCATTTTTTCAACCTCCAGGCCGATGATTTTGGAATCATAGTTCAGCACCAGGCGATTCACTTTGATGGCGTGTTTGTTCAAAATGGACATCGCTTCTGCAGCGGAAATGTTGTATTTGAAGGTGTACTGTTTCACGGGAGCCGGCACACTCAATGGCGCACACCCGGGCAGAATGGAGTCCTTTATTAGCTCTATCATGACTTTCAGGTTCGGCATGAGCGTCGGCGCAATTATGCTGAACGATTTCTTCACATCGGATTTTTTTGCGTCGTCATTGTCCGTGAATTGAAATATGGGTTCATAATAATTGTACTGTTTGACCAATATCACGGTCATTTTGTGCACGTCAAAAAAGTTGTTGGAATGGTGATTGGACGGGCACACGATGTTCAGCGCGTCGCTGTTGTCGTCTTTTGGAATTTCCAAGACAATGAGATTGAACCCCACTTTTTGCGCGTTGAATATTTTAGGATTGAATGTGGTGAAAATGTCCCACATGTAGGTGTGGTCAATCACGGTGTCCTCGCTTGCAATGAATTTTCTGAAATTTTCGTACGCATTGATGGTGTTGCTCATTGCGGCATTGACCCGTTCACGCGTTTTTTGGTTCTTGCCCCTTGCGCTCGCCATCATTTTCTGCACGTATTTGCTCTTGCTGTGCGTGGAAGCAGATGCCAACACTTCTTTGTCCTGGCCGGGCGCGGGTTTGAATGCATCCACCAGCGTGCCATTTTGATACGTCAGAAACGAGTCCAGCGTGATTCCATCCAAAATGATGCGTTTCATTTCGGGTATGCTTTTGGGGTGAGCATCCTGCCGGAGGGCTGCCATGCATGCAATGAACGACTGCAATTCACTCAGTCTTGAAGGTTTTTCATCCCGACCCCTCGCATCTTGGTCCCATTCCTGCACTCCATGTCGCAGTAAACATTTCACATTCTTTTTCAGGGTTTTGTTTGTCTGGCTGACCTGACACGTGCTGTTGTCGTAATTCAAAAATCTTTGAACGGGTTGCGGCAAATATCCGCGGCGACCCAACGGAATTGGAAATTTTTCCGGACCCACGATGTAGTCGTCCGGGGCCCTTTGCTGCTGCAATTGTGGCTGCTGTGGTTGCAATTGCTGTGGCTGCTGTTGCTGTGACGGTTCCAGCGGTTGCAATTGATGTGACTGCTGTTGCTGTGGCTGCAATTGCGGATGTTGTTGTGATTGTTCTAGTTGTGGTTGTGGGTGCTGCACGGCACCCTTTGCCACGCGCAACTTGTCTTCACACACCTTCAAATCATCAAACTTCTGTTTTTTTTTGAAGCAGCATGGCACGCACAGGCCATCCGGATGCACACTGGCATTCAAAAATCCGGGATAATGCTGAATGTAGCCCTTGCCCCCCATGTGTTCTTTGCCGTAATCGTTAAACTCAAATATGTATTTTTCCTGCGTAACTTCTTTGTCTTTTTTGCCGATCACATGCGATTCCAATTTCTTATCTTTCACTTCTTGCTCGGTCATCGGTCGCCGGTCTTTGAAACTCCAGTACCTCGGGCACATGTAATAATACTTGCTGTCGGGATCGGACCCGTATTCCAGCGCGTCCTTCAGCATGGGCCTCATTTCTGGGTCGGCGTGCAGCTCATCGTATTCCCGCTTGGACAAAACCACGGGTTGTCGTTTGATGTTGGACTGGCAGTTGGTGGAATACGTGTCATAGTTTCCGGTTTTTTTGGAGAGAAACAGGATGGGCTCGCTTTTTTGCAGCCGGTGTTCAAACGGGTTCGGATTTTTCAAAGACTGAGGTGCGTATGCGGTTGAAGCCCCTTCGGGTTCGGACCCTTCGGATTCGGACCCTTCGGGTTCGGACCCTTCGGCTTCTGCAGGTGGTGCAGCAGATTTTTTGGGTGCGCCGCCAACCTGATCGTCCACGCTTCCTCCTCCTCCTTCTTCTTCTTCTTCTTCTTCTTCTTCTTCTTCTTCTTCTTCTTCGCTGTTTTCGCCCATCAAATCCCGCACATCGCCCAATCCCGCATATTCATCTTCATCTGCGGGTTCCAATGCGCCAAGTCCCTCCGCTTCGCGTTCCAGCGCTCGTTCCAGCGCAAGTCGGTCTTCAAATGTCAGGTCATCCACAAATTCGGGAACGGCGGCTTCGGGTGCCTCTTTCAATTCCTGCACTTCGGTCATCTTGCGTCCGGACCCATTGGCGCACATGCTCTTCATGACGAACATCGGCACGCGGGTGGTTCGCTCGCCCTTGCGATCCTGGTACATTGCAATCCGCAGTATGGCATCCAAATAAATCTCCAGCAGGCGGATGTACCACACGCTGGTGATGTCGCTGATTTCTATGTGCAGTTCCGTGTTTTCGCGGCGCACAATGGTCAAAAATCCGGGCTGCTTGATCCGTGTCCGGCCGCGTCGGTGCGCGCTCTCCATGTTTTGTTCTGCCGCGCGATAATCCGCAATGCGCTGCATGGCCGCTTCTTCGGTCTTGACCAAGCGATTTTTGACAAGTCCGGCCGCGATTCGGCCAATCAGGTCGTCTTTGCGAATGCGCTCCGCAATGTACGCCTCCGCTCCGAATCGCTCGTCGTAATTGGACACGCGCTTGTAGCGCATGCTGAGCTCGCCATCGGTTTCGTTGACAACCGTGAACACGGCCGACATGCAGCCCATGATGCCCTGCGACCGAATCATCGGCGTTTCGGTCAAATACGCGGCATACCCAATGTCCACGATTTCCACAGTGGGCACGGAAATGCTGCAGAACAGGTCAATGCTGTTGCCGCTGGTGCTCTGCAGGAACCCGCGCGCTTCATCCAGCAGCGGATTCAAACACTCGCGCAACACGTGATCGGCCGCATTGTCGTGCGCGTGTCCGTATTGCAGCGCTTGACGAAAATGCGCCTTAACGTGCACGTTGGCATCCGCGTCAAATTCGCAAACCACTTCACACGTGAACCCGTCAATCCGGTGTTCCATGTAGGCTGCCACCCCCCGGCGTTTTCCGATCTCGCCGTCAAGACGCACAATTTTGGTTTTGGTCAGCGCGGGAATCCGGTTCCCGTTTTTCGCAATGCTGGGCGCATACATGCGATACACTTTCTCCCGCTGGCCCTGAGGGTTGTATTTGATGAGCGGCGTTTGTTGCGCGCTGTGCAGCACTTTGAACAGGTTGTCCAGCGGCATCGCAAACCGCGCAACCGGCCGCATGATGAAGTGCACTGATTTGATTCCGCGCTCGGAGTATCGCAGCTCGTTCGGTTGCTGACGTTCGGCATACACGTTGTACAGCAGTTCCACCGCCTCATTGTGCTTGATGAAAGCGTCATCAATGTGCGGGCGGGTTTCATCCAGCAGCGTCTGCCGGTGTTCGGCCAGCTGCTCGCGCGACCTGATTCCCTTTTCATGTTCATGCAAATACGGGAAATACAGCTTTATCAGTTCGGCATCATCCGTTCCTCCTCGGGCAACCAAAACATCGGCCGCGACGCACACGTGTATCACATTGTCGTGTATCATCCCGTATTCCAGAAGCACGGTCTTGTTTTTGGTTATCACTAAATCATGGTGCGCCCTTTTCAAAAAGGGGTCCATGACGGGTTCGTACGGGTTGGCGGGCATGGGGTAATCGTGGTGCAGCCCTTGCCCCAGAGGCACATCCATGCGCAGGTGGTCGCTGTCCTGAACGGCCAAGAGAAATTCGGACAGTTCGTCCGCCGTGTATTCCGTTTTATCTGCCCGGGTCCCGATGCTGTCGCACAGCGCTTCTGCCAGGTGCGGGCTCTTCAAGTTTTGGCACAGCGTCATCATCCGGTCGCGCGAAAGGGGGAACCGATGCCCGCAAGTCAACAGCCGAAGGGTGCGTTCCACCGTCAAAAACGGTTGCACGCTGGCAAACAGGTAGAGCTCGTCGTAGGACAATGACAACGATGATTGTGTTTGCAGTTCCAACAGTATTTTGCGCTTAATGGTTTCTATGGTGTCGTCGGGATGAATGCGCTGGTCGGAGTACTTCAGGCGTTCATTCGGTGGCGGGCTGGTTTCATTTGCGGTCCCAAACACGATCATTTGGGGTGTTTGCCCCATCACATTCACAATGTAAATTGGATTCGCATCATTATTGGGATGATCCATTTTTGACACTGCACAATTATATAATTGTTGATATTATATAATGTCATAATTTTGTCATTAAATTATTTTTAAACACAAACATAAACACAACAACGCATGCATTACAATCACTTCGCCATGGTTCTGACATTCAAACTGATTGCGGCCATGTGCTCCGATGGGGGGATTGGCTACAAGGGCGCACTGCCGTGGCCGCATTGCAAGGCCGACATGGCCCATTTTGCCAAGCGAACCACCGGCGCGGGCAACAATGCGGTCGTCATGGGGCGAACCACGTGGGACAGCATCCCGCGCCAGCCGTTGCGCCGAAGAACCAACTTAATTCTCTCGTCCCAAAACAACACCCATGCAAAAACATCTGAAACCAACGGCAACGGCGAGCATTGGTTCGCTTCCATTCCGGACTTGTTCGCGCATTTGGAATCCGCAAAATACGACGAGGTGTGGATCATTGGCGGCGCCCGCATTTATGAGCAGTTTTTGACCATGCATAAAAACAACGAAATCATCATTGATGAGATGTGCATCACCACGATGGAACCAATATATAAATGCGACACATTTTTTCCGTTGCATTGCATTGCATTAAATAAATAATTAAAACTTAAAATCAAACATCGTGCACAATGAATGTGTGTTCATTTCATGAAAAATATAGTATGCAATTAACATAACCAGACACCTCATCCCATATGACAAATATATTTCAACATGCGGTCAGCATGGCATCATTCACATATTCCATGGCTGTGCTCGTGGTGTATCTCATCGTGATGGCGTGCACTCTGACGGGGTGCAACCTTCTGGGTTCGGTGCTATCCGACAAAATGGTGCACGTGGTTAAGCGCGTCGTGTCTTCCTGCGCAAACGGCGTGTTCAAGTATTTCGCATTGCAGCCATCTTGCGAGTATTTGAACGACACGCAAGACAACATGCGCCACTACAAAAATAAGAAAATTAAATCGGTTCGTCTGTATTATCGGCGGGTTCCCAAAAAGTTACTTAATTTGTATAATAAAATAACGCTGTGTCGGATGGACAGTTTATACACCGAATTCATGTCGGAATACACAAAATCGGAACATTGCGGCGGCAATAATTGGGAAAACACGACGTCCATGTCCATGCCCGACTATTTGCGCGCACATGCGGAGTCATTGCCGTTTCATTGCGGGCTCATTTTTGAAATGGAGGACGGGGTGCATTTGATGCTGGACAAAACATCCACCATGACGCTGCACAAAATGAAGGAACCGCACATTAAAAATGCGGTCATGAAGGACATTGTCCTCAAGGACAAGGACAAGGACAAAGACAAGTCGTTCACGCTCGGCAGCTTCCTGGATGCCGGAAAGCGCCGCATGAAAGACGAGCACTGGTTTCAGTGGGACACCAAGCACAACTGCTTTTACATCACCAAGCGGCTGCTCATTAAAAACGGGCTGTATTCCGAGGAAGCGCATGAAATGACACGATACTACACCCAAATGCAACGACTATACGACGCATCTAAAACATTTAGCTACTCCAAAAATTTGGAAATGTTTGTGCAGCTGCAGGCACGCACCGTTTCGTGCAATTTAGGATTCGTTGATAAAATCAATCGCATCATCATGTATTCATTCAATTAAAATAATAAAATATCCAATTATGTTAAAGGATGTTAAAAAACCTTTTTGGTAAGAAACCAGTAGCATCTGCAACTGCGTCAGCAACTGCGTCAGCAACTACATCTGCTATGCCTATGGCCGTACCAGCCGGAGGATTTCCGACTACAACAAGTGAAACAACAACATCTCCGACAACGACATCTCCGACAACTGGAACAACACTCAAAGACGTAACACTGCGTCCGATTGTTTTAGGAATAAGCCCAAACTTAACAATGGTTGCTGCAAAAACCGGAAAGGGAAAGGTCATATCACCTCAGGTTAGTGCAACAAAATTCAATCAATACACCCACGTGTTAAAGATAATGGCCCAACTTGCTCGCATAGTGTATTGCGATTTAAGCGTGATACGCGAAGTTGTGATTGGTGATGTATTTGGAAAAAATGACAATCCTGCAGTAAACAATCAAATAACACAACTAGACAATAAATATTCTTCTATGCGAAGAACTTCGGTTGATCCAACCAAAAATGAAGGTCGTCCAATGCAATCATATGCAACTCCTGCGTGCTCAACTCCGCAACCCGCTGGCACCGAAATTTTGACATACGTGTCATCCCCAAGCGATGTTACATTTCTCATTGTGGGTGGAAAACAACTACGAGACAAATCAGGCCTTGAATTTTTCAAAGATGACGATTTGGTCATTTGTTTCAAGGGTTCAAGCACAATGAAAAATTTCAAGCATGATTTGTATTCCCAATTCAATGCAACGGAATTGAATGAGTTGGTGCAACCAGCAGGTTTAACATTAACTGATAAAACAGTTGGCAAAGTGACAGGTGCGTTTGTAAAACCATTGATGAAAATTTGGGCAACATTGAAGAGAGAAATTGTATCAAAAAATCCAAAAAGATTGTTTATAACCGGACATTCAATGGGAGGTGCATACGCTTCCCTGTTTGGGTTCATTGTTGCGGAATGCCATGCAGCCCAATTTCCGTCCATTCAATCAGCACATTTAATCACGTTTGGATCTCCGACGTTGCTTTCGGACACTGCACGCAATACTTTTAATAAGTATCTTGATAGCGGATTTTTAACACTGGATAGAGTGGTGTCACAAGCCACCAAAACGCTCATTATTGATGCCATACCCAGCATTCCAGCCGGTTTCACACATCCTGGATATCAGCCATTGAAAGGCGAGTTCTATCGCACGGGTCTATCAATTAAAGGACCGGAAGAAGCAACAGGGCGGGCATATCAGCTCAGAAATGTGGAAGGCGTATTTATTGATCCCATGATGCTAAAGCAGGGAGGCAAAAAAAGGACCAAAAAGGGTGGTGGTTTCTTTACTGGATCGGAAAAGACCAAGTATGATGATCAGACGAAACTACACATGCCCACAAAGCTCATGATTTATGCAACGGCCCCAAAGAGTCAAGTATTTCCACATGCGGACTACTGGGGCATGACATATTTTGGAGGAATTCGCATGCCGGGTATGAAAAATTCGGGTTACAAGGGGAACACATTTGTGGGTAGAGTCTATCTCACATGCATTTCATATTCATATGAAGCGGCAAATCCAACTGATGTGCCTACTCCAGACGCTGATGATAATACTACATTTGGGACAGAATCCGGTCCGGTTGTTCCACCTTCTTCTGATGAAGCTACTCCTGCTGCTGCTCCTGCTGTTCCTGCTGCTGCTCCTGCTGCTGCTACTGTTGTTGGAGGACGAACCACTCGCAAGCACAAAGGCAGAAGAGTGTCGTGCCGAAAACACCGCAAGTCTCATGCCAGGTGGCACTAACCCTCATTCATTAAACTACCAAAATCAGTATAAAAAATAAAATACATTCATTTTTTATATACACCATTGCATGCACATTTAACATTTTAACATTTTAAAATTAAATGAGTTGTTTGTTCAACAGTCTCTCGCATTTCATTGCGCCACAAACTGACCCGCAGGCCATTCGCCAGCGCATTTGCGACTACTTGCAGGCCAATTCGCCGATCATTGACGGCATGGCCACGCACGACGTGCTGCAGCTGGATTCTTTGAACACGTCGGATCAATACATCAGCGCCATGCGCAGCCCATCTACATGGGGCGGCGCCATTGAGATCCAGGCCGCGTGCAACATTTGGAACGCGCGCATTGTGGTGCACGATGTTCGAAGACAAGAACAAGAACAAAAATCCATTGAGTTCTTGCCGGTGTCAACTGTGCCCGCCGACAAGACGTTTGAGCTGGAGTGGAGCGGCGGCCACTACGAGCCTGTCCGATCTTAAGCATCAAAATACGGGTTGTCGTTGATTTCAATGCCGCAGTACTGCTTGGGCTTGTTCTTGTAATCCACCGGCGTGTAAATTTTAATTTCTGCGGCATTTTGCAGCAGGAATTTGAAATTTTGCCAGAACTCGTCCTTGTGCCCGATGCTCTCCGTCATGATGTGCGCCATTTCGTGCAGCGCAATGAACATGAGCGTGTTTGGGTCAATGAGCTTGTTCCCCGTTTTGGTGGTGTTCAGGCAGAACGCCAGCTTCTCGCCCTTGTTCTCGCTGTAAGCGGTGTACTCGCTTGTGGGCAGCGTTTCACACACTTGCTGCGGGTCAAATCCGGCAACCAGGCGCCGAACATTGTCTTGGTCGGGATACGTCTTCTCCATGTAGTCCACCATTTTCTTCATATTGACGGTGCACTGCGCCAACAAATCTGCGGCCAAAACCAGTTTGGCGCGTTCGCGCACGCAGTACTTATTTCCATCAACGTCCGAAACCACGCACTTCAGCTGGAATGCGTCCGAGCTTTGATACACGCGAATGCAAATGATGGCGATTAACGCAATTAAAACATATCCTAAAATATTAAAATTCATTGATACATGAACACTATACTATTTATTTTCCATGAAAATGATTCCATAAATTGCCATTCATTCATGATGCATTTTAACATTTGATGAATTTGTATGACAGTCCGCATTCATCCTTGGTTTCCCAAACCCCGCTTATTTTGATCATGAGGGTATTGCTCTTGTGGCTTATGATGGCATTATCGGTGTGTGTGGCACTGGATCCGGATCCGAATCCGGATCCCGAATCAGCCACATTGTCGTTTGCGTAAGCTTTTATACTCCCACTGTTCAAGTGATCCATCAGTAAATAAATGCATCGGCGCGTTGTTCCCCCCTCCAAAACCGACTCCACGTATTTATTTACAATTTGTTGTTCAATCATGTGCAACTGCGACACGATGGATTGATTCGCAGGAAGCGACGCATCAAACGACGCAAATATTTTATTGTAATGTTGCTCGCATCTCACGCCAACTGGATCCAACGCAATTCCAATGCCGTTCAATGAAATGTGCTTCGTGGAATAAATGATGCGAGAGAATTTGCTGTCATCCACGTCGTTGTTTTGAACAGCTGGTTCATAATGCAAGTGACATGCATCAAATTTGTGCGGATAAATCAGAAAACTCATTGTTCTGCTTGGCGCGTGTTGTTATTGTTATTGCGGAATCTTAATATATGCGTTGCAATGTGTTTAAATAAATAACCATGGTTTATAATTAATTCGGATACTGTGCCATGAAACCAAACGAAAATCATTTTGAAACGCACGTGGAATCGGCGATTGCGCGCCCCTTGCATCCTAAATTGAAAACATTGTATTCGGTCGCCTTCCCATCCAGAGTGGACCGTCTAAGAAATTTGATATTTTATGGTCCACCGGGTACGGGCAAATACAGCCAGGTGCTTGCATGCATCAGCCGATACAGTCCAACCCATCTCAAATATGAAAAACGTTTGACAGTTTCGTTCAACAAGGAGACGTATTTCATAAAAATGAGCGACATTCATTTTGAGATAGACATGTCATTGCTGGGATGCAACTCCAAGCTGCTGTGGAATGAAATGCACAATCAAATTGTGGACGTGATTAGCGCGCGGTCAGAATCGGTTGGAATCATTGTGTGCAAATACTTTCACAACATTCACAGCGAACTGCTGGAGACGTTTTACAGCTACATGCATGTTCCGCATCAAGGGGGCAACAATCCAATATGTTTGAAATACGTGCTGATAACGGAACACATCGGATTCATACCAAATAATATTTTAAACAGTTGCGAGGTTATACCAGTGGCACGTCCCACGGCTGCCATGTATAAAAAAATAATTCCGCAAACGACGGTCAAAATAATTCCAGAGAATGTGACCAATATACACAATTTGAAAAATCATGAATCCGAATCCGAACTGCATCATGGAACCAAACTGGCAACATCCTCAAATCAAGAACTGTTTAATAATTTATGCAACTACATAACCGATGTTACGCAAATTCGGTACATGAAATTAAGAGAATTGTTGTATGACATATTAATTTACGATTTTGACATAACGGAATGTGCGTGGCATTTAATAACCGACCTGAAGCGCACGAATGCGCTGCGCGATGAAGACATGTCCGAGGTGTTGATCAACACGTGCAATTTCCTGCAGTATTACAACAACAACTACCGACCCATTTATCATTTAGAAAACTTTGTGTTCATGTTGGTGAACATGATTTGTGCAAATAAAAACAAAGTGTCATGAAAACTACATGAAAACAAATAATGCG